ACCAATCAAGGATTGGCTTCGTTTCGAAAACGAATGGGCGCTTCGGCGCTATGGAGCGTGACCATAACCTTCCGCCATGCACAAATCACGCGCACGATGCACAAAACGTGCGCGAGGTACACAAAACGGGCGCGTGACCCACAAAACACACGCAACACTGGATCTTGATGTAACGGTAGCATAACTGACTCTGAATCAGTTCGTGGTGGTTCGAATCCACCAGATCCAACCATATGGAAGCGAAGTCAAAGTAGTGCGACACTGGATTGTGGCTCCAGGTAATAGGGTGCAACTCCCTACGCTCCCTCCAAATTGGGCTATTAGTATATCGGTAGTACATTTCTCTGGCAGAGAAAAGGGCTGAGTTCGATTCTCAGATGGTCCACCAATTTCAGTGAAAAGGAATCTTATTAAGGTTATGTCCAAAGTAACCCACGGGGTTCGACTCCCCAGCCTGAGCCATTTGGGCAATGAGAACCGGGTTTCTATCGTCTAAACAAGACACTCTAGTTTGAATTAAGAGAGATATAAGTCTGAGTAACTGAATATATGCCGGATTCGGATAGTGGCATTCCGCCTGTTTCGTAATCAGGATACCGTGGTTCAATTCCACGATCCGGCACCAAAATCAGTGAATGGGAATCTTTTGTGGTACTGACGGCGATATGCCCGATGTAACCTAGTGGGGTTCAAATCCCCAATCGCCCGTCAATGGGCGGTTGTTCACACTTACGGAAAAGTGGTTAGTTTAAATAAAACACTCCTTGTGAGAGATATAAGTCCGAGTAACTGATTAATATGCTGTTTTAGGATAGTGGTATTCTGCATCCTTGGTATGGATGAGACGGGGGTCCGATTCCCTCAAACAGCACCATCATACGTAGTGCAAGCCGGGCTTGCGCCGAACTCCAAATCCGGTTGAGGTTGGTTCAACTCCAACACTACGTGCCAGAGCGATTGCTGAGTTGACATGAAAAAAATCAAAATAGGCAATTGATAACGCGGATAAAAGCCCACTAACACCGCTACACAATAAAGTTAAACATCGACCTCGTAGGGGAAGATGGTGAGCAACATCTAAGGACCATGGAAAGAAAACTCTGAAATGAGGTAGGTATCCATGTGACGCGGGGGTTTCCCTTTAACCCGCTAAACCAAAAGAAACAGTATGGTGTATGCCACACTGAGGGAGCCACCGCATGTAGTACAATGGTTAGTACATTCGTCTGATACACGAAAGATCCTAGTTCGATTCTAGGTTTGCGGACCATCATAGGCACTATCTTCACTGGTTGTGAAGGCTCGTCTGATAAGCGATTTAAGCTGGGTTCGATTCCCAGGGTGCCCACCATTCATCAGTCTGTGGGATAGAAGTTCTGTCCACTTGTTTTGGGAACAAGGGGTGCTGGAGCGTTACCAGCCAGATTGACCATTCATGCTCGTATCTTCTATGTAGTAAGAATCCCGATTCTCAATCGGATAAACAGAGTGCAAGTCTCTGTACGAGTACCAAATATATCTGTAACACTTGAAGCGGATTTATAAATAATTGTATGGAAAAGAACGACGGAGACTCTGACAGATTCCGCCCAACTCAGATGCATCCAATCCATGAGTTGACAAAAAGAACAGACAAAATCCCAAAAGGCTTTCTATGTCCTTCTTGTGGACACCTTGCCGTAGATGAAGATGAATTACTTGGCGCAACGTGTCCAAAGTGCCTACAACAGTGGCTCATAGAGCAAAAAGTTCAACAAATGGTTCCTATCAGTGAATTGCAGGACGAAAGAGAATCGGCATTGGTTCATACTATCGTGGTTTCTGAAAAGTTGAAAATAGATTTTGATACGCCACCATACGATGATACAACGAAGATAATGCCTAATATAGATGATATGGTAATACAAAAGAAAATAAAGAAAGTAACGGATTCTGATGATAGAATACCGGGACTATAACATGCCCTTGTGATGAAATTGGCAAACATGTCAGCCTTAGAAGCTGAATCTTGCAGGTTCGACTCCTGTCGGGGGCACCATAATGCGCGTCTAGTTTAGTGGTCTGAACGCTTGATTGACATTCAAGAGGTTCTGGTTCAATTCCAGGGATGCGTACCAGTAAGGTTGATTGCAGCAATCCAAATCCAAAAACTAACTGTAAATTAGAAGGACTTGGTTCGAATCCAAGCTCGCCCTAAGCAAGCGATGTGGTGTACCGGTAGCACAAAACAAGGATCAACCTGTAACGCCCCGAAGCTAAAGGGGCACATGCCCGATTCGTCTAACAGAAGGACACAACGCTACGAACGTTGGAATTTAGGTGCAAATCCTAAGTTGGGTGCCAATCATGGTGAGAGTAAGTTATGTAGTAAACTACTGGTCTGTGAAACCGGAAAAGCGATTGCAAGTATCGTCTCTCACCCCAAGTTTCTTTTCATGTGTCCGTGGCGTAACTAGCAGCCGCACTACTTTGAGAGAGTAGCGGGAGAAATCCCGTGTAGGTGCAAATCCTATCGGGCACACCATTTTCATCTGAGTGTAGGTCAACAGTAGACGGCTCGTTTTGGAAGCGAGAGGTAGCTTGGTGCGACTCCAGCCACTCAGACCAAGTAGTTAGTCCTGAAAAACTTACGGTTAAAAACCGAACAGTTAAGGTCTGTTAGTTCACAGTCAGAGTCGAGAAACTAACCGCTGCGCCAAGCGTTCTGACGGGCGATATCGGACATTGGGATAATGGTAATCCGCCAGCTTCGGGAGCTTGAGACGGCAGTTCGATTCTGCCATGTCCGACCAGATAAATAATGATAAGGAGACTACCATGGCTACATTATCATTACTCGCAAGTATCACATCAATCTTGGTTAATCTTTACACTCTCTGGTCAGTTCGCAAGACACTGATTCAAGGTGCTAAAAATGCTGCGGAAGAAGCAGAAAAGATTATCAAGAAAATTTAATCGTGGTGGGTTGGAATAGTTTCCAAACGACCCTCATAAGGTCTTTAAGAGAGTGCAATCCTCTACTCCACGACCAGCGCAATTGGATGCTTAGACCGGAAAATCCCGCAAGGGTCTTAGTGTAATGGTTAGCACCCCCGCCCAAAGCGGGGAGATCAGGTTCGAATCCTGTTAAAGTAACGCTAGAGTTTACCGGTCGAAAGAAGTAGGGCGGCGGCGGTTGCCCGAAAAGCTCCGACAGTGGATGATTGCCGCCACTATAAAACAAAGAGCGGTCGCGTTCAACACCCCCTAGTGCGTTAAACTTCGGGACCATGCGGTTATAGCCCAATCGGCAGAGGCGTTAGGTCGAGAACCTAAATGTTACAAGTTCGAATCTTGTTAGCCGCACCAAATCTGAGCCAATAGAGGACGTAAAGGCACTAATTAATCCGTAATCTTTAGGCTTTGCAAAGCTGAAAAGATGCAGGCTGCTTTATGGGTGGTGCGACTCCACACAGAACACTTTTTGTAAATCAGACAATCGCTGGGGACTCCAAACCTAGAGGAAAGTCGGGGCACCAAACAAAAATCTACTGGTTAACGACCAGCATACTTTTTCAGTAGGTATGAGGAAAGGGCAGTAAGAAATAAACCGCCGATGGCTTCGCAAGAAGATCAGGTAAGGGTTGAAAATTCGGCTTAAGAAACCGGACTTCTCATAGTAATATGAGTCGAGTGTAACCCCTAGATGGTGCAAGGCAGTAATTGCCGCTTGAGGTCAACAGTAATGTTGATCCTAGACAAATGATTGTCCAACGACAGAACCCCGCTTACCGATTTACTTTACTGGAATTTTTTCATGCCCCTGTAGTAGAACTGGCAAATACTAACGGCTTAAACCCGTTGAAACCTGTGGGTTCGAATCCCACTAGGGGCACCATTTCATAGGCGATTAATTCAATGGTGGAATGTTGCTTTCACATAGCAAATGCCACTGGTTCGATTCCAGTATCGCCTACCATAACGCTGCATCGACGGGCAAATATCGGTGTCTCTAGGAAATTGCAGAAGATCACCTAGTATAATATAAAACATTAAATGTTGCATGCGTTAGAGTTTATATAGGAAAACTCATTAATGGGGCTGTAGCAGAACCAGCATATGCGGTCGTTTCAAAAGCGGCGTCATTTGTGGGTGCAAATCCCACCAGCCCTACCATCATGTCGGTGTAGCCCAATTGGAAGAGGCATTTCATTCAGGGTGAAACCAGTAAGAGTTCGAATCTCTTCACCGATACCATTGTGTTTTCCACAAGTATGTTGACTATTTAAGCAAACCCGATATAAATATATTATATAGGGGATGCTTAATGAGACATATAAGTAAATTTGATTTATTGACAATTGAAGATTTGAAAGCAGTAATAAACCAATCAGATAGTTATAGAGAAGTTATTTTAAAAGTTGGTCTTGATGGTGAGTGTGGGTGTCACTATATAAAGCTAAAATCTATAATTAAAAATAATAATATAGATGTTAGTCATATGACTAGAAGAAAGAATTCTATTCATCATAATAAATATTTCGGAAAAAGACCAATAGAAAATTATTTGGTTAAATCTAATAAAAAATTGTTAGGGCATTTAAAAATTAGACTTTTAGAAGAGAGTGTCTTTGCTAATAAATGTGCATTGTGTGGTCAACTACCAATACATAATGGATTAAAATTGACTCTTCAACTGGATCACATAAATGGTGATCCAACTGATAATACTAAAGAAAATTTGAGATTTTTATGCCCAAATTGTCACTCACAAACATTAAATTGGGGATCTAAAAATTCCAAGTTGAAGCCAACACCAGTAATTAAGATTAAGAAAGAGAGAAAGTGTAAATTTTATACAACAAAAGAAGAATTAGAAAAATTATTAAAAGAAAAATCTATGAGAGAAATAGGAAAAATGTTTTCTGTATCTGACAATGCTATAAAGAAGCGGTGTATAAAATTAGGAATTGAGCTTGAGTCTTACTATTGGCAAAATAAACTTCTTCATAAAGGCACGCCGGGATCGTTCAACGGATAGGACAAGACCCTCCGAAGGTCAAAATCTAGGTTCAATTCCTAGTCCCGGTGCCACTTGACAAGCATGAATTCTTTGGTAGAATCTATTCATGCCTCCGAAGCAGCCAAAACTTAAAATGTTTATAGTCCTTCGATGGGATCTTCCAGCCGAAGCGGCTGTAGTCGCGGCTGCTCACGCCTCTATCGGAACTTATCTGACATTCATAGAGAATCCTCTAATGCAGGAGTGGCAGAAAACTTCCTTCATCAAGCGCATTTGTAAAGCCTTTGACCACAGCCACTTCCAGCGGCTCAAGCTGCTGGGAATGCACCGTGTTTTCACAGAGTCATGTCTTGGTAACTCGGAAGTATCCATCGGTTTCGACATGGTTCCCCCACCCTACTACACCATGGAAGAAATTCCACTCTGGACAAGATAAATAGAAACGTATGAAAAGAATATTCCTAGACATGGATGGTGTGATCGTAAACTTCGCAAAAGGCTACGAGGATCGCGTCAACGAACGAGAACCCGGCTATCTAGAAAAGATCGGCTACAATGGAGACTTCAAGCAAATTGAAGATTTTATAAAGGCTGAATTTGAACGTATAGCCCCAAACGATAAAGAAAAGAAAAAAGCCAAGTACAGAGCTTCGAATAAGTTCTGGAGCTTCGTCACCGGTGATAAGCAATGGTGGGTTGACCTCCCCTGGATGCCAGATGGTAAGGAGCTTTTCAATAATCTCAGAACGTTAAGACAAAATGAAGTCGTGTCGGAGTTCACCATCCTTAGCGCACCATCGAAGGTCGATCCGTGTGTCCCAGGAGCCAAGCAGGCGTGGCTTGACAAGCATGGTGTGTCGAGCAGCTTCGACAGAATCATTTTCGAAAATGACAAATTCAAGTACGCTGAAAGTTTCAACGATATCCTCATTGACGATACTCCTAAGAAACTGGATGCGTGGCAAAATGCTGGCGGAACTCCCCTGTTACATACGAGTACCGCAAATACCCTTAAAATCCTCAACGAGATTCTGTTACAAGATAACACTTGACTCTCATTGTAATCCTGTAGAATAAAAACATGAAAATCCAGGTCGTGTCTGACCTCCACCTTGAGGTCAAGCCTTTTGCGTTGTTTGTCAAGCCAGAAGCCGAAGTGCTTGTGCTGGCTGGGGACATTATCGCTCTTGGTCATCAGTGCAGCAAGATGTACCACCTTGAGAACATCATCAAGAATGTACAGATCCCAATTGTCTATGTCACCGGAAACCACGAATACTACGGCTACGGTCAGGTCAACGGGTCGAACAAGATCCTCAAGACCCTGGAAGCCAAGTACCCGCATTTCCATTTCCTTGACAATGAGGTATGGGTCTACAAGGACGTTGAGTTCATCGGCTCGACCCTGTGGAGCAACTTCGATTTGGCACAGGACAAAATGTTGTTCTGCGCTGGTGTCGAGACTGCCATCAATGACTTTAATTTAATCCTATCGAACAACGTGGGGCGGCTGACCGCACGGGAAGTCATTGGGTTCAACATCGCTGCGCGGGAGTTCATAGACAAGGCTGTTGTGAAGCAGACTGGTCTAAAGAAGTGCGTGGTCACTCACTTCATTCCAACTGAACAGGGAATCGCTGAACAGTGGAAGGGAAGCTCGCTGAACCCGTACTTCGCGTGCAACTGTGAGCAGCTTATGCCAGGGGTCCATACGTGGATCTTCGGACATACTCACTCGTCGTTCGACTTCCAGCTAAAGCATGTTCATTCGTCGGGTCACGTTCTTGTTGACTGTCACATGGTCTGCAACCCACGGGGTTACGCAGTCGAAAACAAGGGTGGCTTCGATCCGCAAAAAATAATTTATGTGTAAATGAAAAGATATACATATCAAGAATTCGTAAATAATGCAAGAAAAATACATCATAATAAATATGATTATAGTAAATTTGTATATACAAATAGTAGGACAAAAGGCGTTATCATTTGTTTGAAACATGATGTTGAGTTTTTACAAAATCCTCAACATCATTTGCGTGGGTGTGGCTGTAGAATATGCGCCATACAAGACATTGCTGCGAGAAAATATACGACAGAATGGTTTATAACACAGTCTAATAAAATTCATGGTAATGCCTATGATTATAGTCTGGTTTGTTACATAAGTAATAAACTAAAAGTAAAAATCATATGTAGACGCCATGGAGTTTTTGAGCAGACACCTAACTCTCATATATCTGGTAAGCAAGGATGCCCAACTTGTAAAAAATCAAAAGGAGAGTTGGAAGTTAAAAAGTTTCTCGACGTTAATAACATAAAATATGTTACACAGAAAAAATTTGATAGCTGTAAAGGGGTATCCAAGCTACTACCTTTTGATTTCTATTTACCAGACTACAATATTTGTATAGAATATGATGGTATTCAACATTTTAGAGGTTGGTGTAGATACAAAGAGCAAAAAGAAAAGAATTTGATTTTTTTAAATAAGATAAGAAATAATGATAGTGTTAAGACAAACTATTGTAAATACAATAATATAAAGCTTATTAGAATAAAATACTCTGAATTTAAAAGCATAGATACTATTCTAAGAAAAGAAATATTGAAAAACTAATTTATTGTGATATAATAAATTATCCTCTTGGAGACTTTAATTAACCAGCCGCTAGTCTCACGGCTTAAAACATAAGGAGTGCAAATGATGCACATAGATGATATTGTGATTGTCCTCGTTGACACACAAAATAAACCTTTCCGTGAATTGAATTCACAGAGAGTAGATCGTGGACGCAAGTGCGAAGTATATGCCCCTGTAAATACTGAGTACAAGTTCCTCGTCAAGAACAATTCAGACAAGCGTATCAAAATCGACATTGACATTGACGGAAGTTCCGTCTCTGGTAATGGACTCATTTTGAATGCTTATGGTTACACCTACATTGAGCGTTTCGCGGAAGTGGATCGTCGCTTCAAGACCTCGCTCAAGTCCGGTGAAGGTGTTGCAGATCCTACCAGTCCCGAGAACGGAATCATCAAGGTTCGTGTTCATAAGGAGAAGGCGCAGGAAATTAAGCTTGCTCCAATCGTGATCGGCATGAACGCAAGTTTCACCGTAGGGGATAGCACCCCAACAGTTGCTACATACTCCGCTTCGGTAGAACCTGCTGTCAAGACCAGCGGCGGTATCCGTAACAACATCAAGCGCCTGAGAGCATCTTTACCAGTTGCCGAAAGTCTCGCAACTGTCGAAGGTGATGCCAGCGGTCAGCAATTCGTTCCTACGACTTGGAACGGTGAGGATATAGCATTCGGTGAAATCGTGTTCACGTTCTTCCTCAAGCTCGCGGCAAATGCGATTGATCCAGAGTACGCGCAGTATCTGGAGCTTAAAAAGAAGTTTGGCTAAATACCAACGAAAAACCCAGGCAAGAGCCTGGGTTTTTCCTTTACTTTTTGGCTTGGTTAGCAGCTTTGAGCTTGGCTATATGAGCAGCCCACTCAGGGGTTCCTGGTTTTGGTCCTGCACCGGCAGCTTTGGCACGGGCGGCGTCAGTTGTTCCCATGGAAGCTGAAGGATCGTCAAACTGCTTACGGAGCTTATCAGGCTTGGCAAGCTTACGGTCAAGCGACTTTGGTTGAAGCTTGAGAAGTGAGAACACATAGTTGCCACGGGCGAATGCTTTGGAGATATCTTCCTTGGTAACGTACTCACGACCAGATTCGTCTTTCTTGATTATACTGAAAGGAACTGGAACCATGCCGAGCTTGAGTTCATTAACACGGATCTGGTCAGCGGCTTTGTCTACCTTGTAAACGTTAACGATATGACCCTTCTTCTGTGGTCCCTTTGGATAGTCATTTGGGATTGCATCTGGATTGATGAAAATGATTCCATCCTTGATGGAGGTCTGTGGGAATACATCTTGGTGAGCTTCTGGTGGGAGTTCCTCGCCCTTCTCTGGTGTAGGCTGCTTTACGCCACCTACCTGCGGCTCGTCATCATCTTCACCCGACCCAGCGGTTGCATCTGGTGGAAGTTCTTCATCCTGATCGCCGCCATCCTGGTCATCCAATTCTGGTGGTTCATTATCGAACTCATCATATGATTCTTTAATGGGAGCATTAAAACGCTTTTCATTTGTAGCAAATAAGCGTTCAAGGCTTTCAAATAGTGGATCAGGCATAAAAAACTCCTACTGTTTATTTATAATATAAATACGATTATATGGCAACAAGAACTAAAGTTGGCATTAAAATAGATTCCCCAGATAACTGGAACTCTGTCGTATTATCACTAGCCATGACCGGTGGATTCATTATATCACACGGTGGTATGAATGAAATTCATATATGTGCGCCAAAGATGAACCAAGATACGCTGGTTCTTGAGCAAACGTTCCTCACATATTGGATAGAAGATAAGATGTTACCTGAGTTATATGACGCCGTATTTGTACAACAAGAGGAACTTAATATTCACTTAGAAGATACGGAAGAACAAGAAAGAATCGCTAAGGAACGAAATGAAGCGACCATGACCTACTATAAAAAGTATAAAAAGAAGAAAAAAGACACTAAAATGGTTAGTGATGATTCGATACATACGGATGATCCAGATTCATGTGAGCATGAAGGCGATTAATCGTATAAATATAAATTAGCACAATAAGGAGTCACAAATGAGTCTCGTAGAATACCGTCAAGCAGTACGTGAGAAACTTGGTTTGAAAGAAGAAGATCCTGCCATGTCATCAGGTGGAGACACTGGTATGGACTCTGGGGAAATGGGTGGCATGAGTGGTATGGATGAGGCAACTCTCAATTCTGTACTTGAACTCGTCCAGAAGGAAATTCTCAAGCGCGAAGCCGTTGGTGAAGTTGAAGGTATGGAAGATCCGGCAGCCAAGACGGTAGCCCCACCAGAAGCCGGTACGGCACCTGCTGGTCAGCCACCTGTAGCTGCTGAGCCTGGAGCTTCAGTTACCCTTGAGGCTGAGCAGGTTGCTGATGACATTTACTTCGAAATGCTCAACTCATTCAAGAATAATATTGCCAACTGTGATGATGCCAGCCGTAAAGAAATGTACCGTAAGGGATACAACCACTTGTATAAGATGCGCGAGAAGTTCATTAAAGAAATGACTGCATGTGAAGAGCAGCCGACTGCTCCTGGCACCCCTGGTGCCACACAAACACGCTAAATCTTAAATAATTAAAGTTAGACAAAGAAGCGTCCGAAAAACGGACGCTTCTTTGTTATAATAAACATAAAGGAATATTTCATGACTGACACCACAGCCACCCCAACCCAACCACCAGCAGCACAGCCAAGTCTCCAAGACCATATTGCTGCTCAAAAACAAGCAGTAGTTGCAAAGGCACAGGACTCTGTTAACACTATACATCAGATTATTGATTCATGGGTTCAGAACTTCATCGTATCTGAAAAAGTCAAGACCAAGAGAACTGATCAAGTTAACCTCCTTTTGGGTTTTATTAATCAACTTGCTAATGAGGGTATTCCACAGATTAATGTGTGTGGTACAGAAATACAAGATCCGGTTATGTCGAATCGTGTTCTTGAATGCAACAACAATATTATGTCTGCTGCTAAGAACGTGTTGACGAATATTCAACAACAAGAAGCTGCGTTCCAGGCAGAACTCAAGGCAGCTATGCAGCCAGCAGGCGCTCCACCAGCAGGAAAGACAGAAGTTAAGGCGCAGGAAGCCTAAAAGTTTCTATAAATAGTATCTGAGGATCTATATGGAAAACATCGAAGAATTCAAGAAGCGTATCAGAGAGTCAATTGTCGGCGGTATGTCACAGACATACGGTGTTGGTGCTGTTCACGAAAAGACAGATGTTAAAGTAGATCAACTCGCTGGCGCTGTAATTGGTACTGGGGCACAGAAAACTGGTGATGCAATTGCAAAAATGGATCCAAATACGTTTGCTGAGTTTGCTAAAAAGATTGATGCGGCTGGTCTTGCTATGCTTACCGGACAGTTTGCGACTGCTACTCCTGCTGCTGACCCCGCTGCTGATCCTGCTGCTGCTGCAACAGATCCCGGCGCAGCACCGGCAGATCCTGCCGCTGGTGCCGTGCCAGCGGAGCAAGAACTTACGGATTTATAATCTTTTCTTAGAAGAAAAAACCGACTGGATTTTTCCAGTCGGTTTTTTTGTTGCCTATTCAAAAACATAATTTATAATATGACTATGGCTACTGGTCTTATTCTTATGCCAATTGGTGGAACACCAACAATGCGGCAAAATGTTTACGCAGAATTGTCTAAGAATATTAGTATGGTATACACAGGGCTGAATGATATCATGAATATAACCGGTGATAATGCTCTTAAAGCAGATGTCATTATTTCAAATTTAAAAACTCACATGTCCCATTGTGTCACACATATATTTTTTGACTGTGATAACAAAACACCAGAGCAACGCAAAGTAATTTTTGATTTGGCAAAGTCATCCAATTATTTAGTTGTTGCGTTGGTGCTTGACACACCCAATATTGGTAGTACAATGGTAAAAGAAGCGCCCACGTGGGACGAAGGTTTTAAAAATATTTACTACAAGGAATAATATGCCTAGAGTCAAATCAACACTTTTTCGCCCACAACTCGGTGCTGCTTATATTGCGGTAAATACAAAGACCCATGAAAAGATCGTGTGTCATGTATTGAAGCCCACTGACGCTTTGAAATATGGTCCGGTCAGATCGGGTAGATCGTGTAAGAGAGGAAATGAGTTCTTCAAGATTTTTATAAACGATAGAGTCGTAAAGATGAATAACAGCTTAGAAAATGGCACATGTCTTAGTGACGATAAAACCTGGGAATTCACTGGTGATAAGCCCACGGGCAAAGCTCGTTCTGCGAAGGCGTGTACATCAAGCGCAAAAAAGACAAAGAAAGTCCCTTGTGAAGTTTCTAAAAAAGCAGCCAAGGTAGCTATTCCACCTAAACCAAAGGGCGTTGAATTTATTTCACAAGAAGCCCTTTCAAAAATAATCTAAAGAAAGTAATATATGACAGATCAAACCGAAACTAAAATATTCCTCGCCATTTACCCACCAGATGGATCGGAAGTTCATGTTCATTGGCGCGGACATGCCACAGTGGAAGCCGCCACCAAGGAACTTGCAAATCTACGTAAGCTCTTAATTGGGCAAAAGAAAAAGCCATTTGACTGTTATGTGTACGAGGCTGAAGTTCCCCTATATGGATTTAAGGTATATGAACTTGACGAGGTTGACATGAACTTCTATGAAGAAGAGAACGTCGAACAAGCCGATGAGGTTCAGCGCAAGTTGGACAAGGCAATCTACGAGGTTGGGGTGCTCGCTGAAGAAGAGCGTAAAGCGGCAGCACAGAAAGCATAATCTATGGGATACCTCCGCAATAAAGTAGCTTATCTCGCTGGTCCGATCCATGCCGTCGCTGACGATGGCATTGGTTGGCGCGATGCAATCACCCCGATGTTGGAGTCACATGGAGTCGTTGTAGATGATCCGTGTAAAAAGACTGTCAACGGTGTCGGTGAAGTTAAAGATGATAAGAAAATGATCATTGAATTGATCAAGTCTGGTAACTTTGCAGAAGCAAAGAAACGTTTCTATCCAATTGTAAGAAAAGATTTAAGATCAGTTGATAAGGCTGATTTTTTAGTTGCAGTATATGACCCAACAATACACATGGTGGGTACTCTTCATGAGATGGTTATTGCCCATACACAACGTAAACCTATTCTTCTGTGGTTTGATAAGAACAAGATAGATAAGTTTAATCCCTGGTGTTTGACGCTTGTTAAAGAAAACATGATATTCACAGATTGGAATGCTATGTTCGATTACTTGCGGAAAATAGATGATGGTGAGTTTGACTCTAGTTATTGGACGTTGTAAGTTACTGTCCCAAACATATGAATTGCCATATAAATACTAACAAGGAGAAGTTATGATTTATATGGCAACAAATAAAGTAAATGGTAAAATTTACATAGGAAAAACTATCAAGCAACTAGACGAGCGAATCTATGCTCACCTTCATATGGACGATAGTATATATTTTCATAATGCTATCAAAAAATATGGTATAGATAATTTTGAATGGACTATTTTAGATGAATGTAGTATTGATGAGGATAACGTAAAAGAAATATACTATATAAAATTGTATAAAAGTACGGATAGAAAGATTGGATATAATTGTACAGAAGGTGGCGATGGTGGTGATACAATTTCACATCATCCTAAGCGATTAGAAATACTAAAAAAGAAATCTCTATCTTCCAAAAAATTATGGAAGGATAAAGAGTACAGAGATAACATGGTAGAACAGAGGCGGAAACTCAAAGACAACAAAAAGTTCTTATCGAAAGTATCATCTAATAGTATAGAAATGTGGAGTGATGATATACGAAGAAAAGAACATTCAAATAAGATTAAGAAAATTTGGAAAAAAGATAAAAAACGATTTATGAAAAATAGACCATCTAGATTTGGTGAAAATAATCCAATGGCTAAAACTTATATCATTACAGATGCAAGTGGAATTGTGTATGAAACAAAAAATTTAAAGAAATTCTGCATCGATAAAAACATAAGTTACTATGTTATTTTAGATTTTTTAAACAAAGGTCAGATACCATTACCTTTGAAGAAAAACGGTAAAGAAAAATTAAAGCTTGCTAATTGGCAGATAACAGATAAAATCTAATTAAGGAAACCTATGAAACTTACCAAGACACAGAAAAACTGTATCACAAAATCAATACTTTTTGAAGTAGCCGATAAGAAGCTTCTTCAAAAAAATATAAATTCCTACAAATGCCTGTCGGGATTTAAAATTACATCAGTAACTACAAAAGAAGTCATTCTTTTGAAGAAACTCAATGATGGCACATTCCACAGAGTATCTGTAGTATTCGAAAACACCGGATCAACCTTTAAGAAGATATCATGAAACTCAAAACAACTAAATCCCACACAGTCGAAGTAACCTTCGAAGAAATCTTTGTCCTTCTCTCCCGACTTGTCGAGAAGAAGTCTGGAAAGAAGATTGTTAAAGTCGATGACGAAAAATACAGAGGACATGTTCTGACATTTACTCTCATGGACGAGGACGAAGAAACCAATCTTGACGAACCAAAAGCTTAAGGAGCTTTTATGAAGAATTACCTCAAAGGCAAGACCGTGTATCTCTGCGGAGCCATGGCGGCAGTAGCCGACGATGGTAAGCAATGGCGTGAGTACGTCACGACGCTGTTGAAGCAGCGTGGCGTACACGTTCTTGACCCGACCCGCAAGAAGTCCCGCTGTGCGTCTGAGATTGACGAGAACAAGGAGCTTTTCAAGCGGCTTACCCTAGCTGCTGATTTTGAGAAGCTTGCCGAAGTTTTCGCCCCAGTCGCTCGTTGGGACTTGCGATCAGTCGATAAAGCCGACTTCCTTGTTGTCAATTATGATCCCGCAGTACACACGGTCGGCACCATTGATGAAATCGTCATCGCTAACCTGGAACGCAAGCCGATCCTCGTTCGATATGACCCAGCACAGTTGAATATCTTCAACCCGTGGCTTACTGTCCGTGTCAAGCCAAAGCATCTGTTCCCATCGTGGAAGGATCTGTTTGAGCATCTTGATATCGTTGATGGTGGTACTTTCGACAGGGATCTTTGGACCATATGACACTTATTGTGAACTTCGTTGCTGGACCGGGCGCTGGTAAGTCTACCACCGCAGCCAAGACATTCGCTCTCCTAAAGGAATCGGACATTAATAGCGAACTGATCCAAGAATATGCTAAGGAGCTTTCTTGGATCAAGGATTTTAAGACACTTGGCGACCAGTATTACGTTACTGGAGTTCAAAATCACCGCCAGTATATTCTGGATGGTGAAGTTAAGGTTATGATCACAGACTCTCCGATTCTAGTTGGATTGCTGTACTACGAAGAAAAGAACAAGAAAATAAAGAATCTGTTTGAGCGGTTTGTTGTGGAAAAATACAAGAGCCAGAACAACCTTACATATTTCATCAAGAGAACAAAGAAATATAATCCAAAAGGACGCAACCAAACAGAAGAGGAAGCAAAGCAAAAAGATGCAGAGGCAAAAAATCTACTTGATAAGTACAAGATACCCTATAGAATTATAGAAGGTAACAAGTTAGCGGCACGCACCGTGGTCCGCGACATCAAGGAGAGACTCAATGGGCTGGAATAACCGAGTTGTAACGAGATTTCACTCATGGGTTGACTCAAAGGGTCAGCAACGTGGAGAATACGTTTATGGTATTCATGAAGCGTACTACGACAAGAATGGTAAAGTAGTTGCAATAACTGAAGATGCAATAGAATGTCACGGTGAAACCGTATCTGAATTGCGTAGACACTGGTGCATGATGGCAGAAGCTTTTGGACAGCCTATATTGGATTATGATAAGATTCCAGAAGCGGGGCACGACACCGAAGATCCATTGGTAGTGACATCCGATCTTACAAAAGAATTGGAAATGGAACATGCTGAATCGGAAACAGAAGAATTAGAAGAGAAAAACACTCTGTTTCCTGACTTCGACCATGTTGCATATGAGAAAGAACAGCTTGAAGAGTTAAAGACAGCAGAAAAGAAACACGCCGATGATTTCGTTGGTATTCATCCATTGGAATCACTCGTTAACAAGATTTTAAGCGACTATCAAGAATCACGAAGAAAGAACTAATCATGCCATATATCAAAAAAGATGATCGCCCCAAGTTCAATGCTGCTGCAACCGAAATTGCAGGGAAAGCAGAATGTGCTGGCGACCTTAACTATGCTATCACGGTAATTCTTCATTCATATCTTAAGCGTAAGGGTGTCAAGTACGCCAACGTCAACGAGCTTATTGGTATGATGGAGTGTTGCAAGCTGGAACTTTACCGTAAGATCGGCGCTCCTTACGAGGATCTAAAAGTTACTCAGAACGGCGACGTTGAAGTGCTTACGCATGAAGATGTAATGGGGAAACAATACTAATGTCGAGTATAGTTCTTACTTCCGAAAACAGAATCCTTGGACTTCCAGTAAGCCTGCCAGAGTTACACAAGGGCGAGAAAATAGTCGCAACAAATGCCGATATGGGTATGTTGTTTGTCGATGAATCTTCTGGTAAGGAAATTCTCAAGGACTATAACGAAATTGATCCAGAAAATTTACCAGAAGGCTCTCCTATCTGTGTTCCGTATATTGAAGATTACAAGAACGCGAAGATAGAGGAATTGAAAGAGCAGATTAAAGAGTTCGAAGATTTAACCGATTAAGGAACAACTATGACAGAACAACTCCGCGAAATCGTAACTGCATACCTTGTCATTAATGGCAGGGAACCAGTCATTTTCTCTTCTAACGAAAACAAGGTAGATAAAATCATATCTATCGCTTCGAAGAAAAACATTACGTTAAAGAGACGTAAGATTACATCTAATCGTGAACGTGTCATGGAAATCGGAAAGAATTTCTTTGAACGCAAGACCCCCGACGAAGCTTATCGGACACCGGTCCAGTTCCGTAATAAGCTGATTAGTGAATGGCATGAAAATGTTGCACGACTTTCAGATACAATAAAGGTAGATGCATGTATATCGTGGGGCAAGATTTGCAAGAAATACAACGTCGAAGAATGTACCGTAGAGCAGTTCTCTACGTGGATGCTTGACATAAACGAATTTATCCTGTCATGAATATAAACGAAGCAATAAAAACAATGAAAGAAAAGGTAACTGACCCAATCGCGGTCAAGTACCTTGAGAACATGTTTCAAGCCATCGAAGAAGGTGGTATGCGAGGCATGTGTGTACAACTTAAGTACATTATGGAGAATGTTAAATCCTGGCGTGGTGAAGAAGCCAGAGAGGTTAAAGCATTCGTTCGTCAATGGGTAGAGGACAAGGAGGCGACATTACGTGACTGATGAAGCCCCAAAGACGGAACAGGAAAAGCCAAAAATAAAGCAGCCCAAGCAGCTTAAAATAAGCATGCTTCGCCCCAAGGATGAATTTCATCCAGGTGGTTTTCTATTTAAGATAATTGATAACGACGGAACCACTGTCCTGAAAGAATATTGGGACATTGACAAGGGACTAGGTACGCAATTTTGTAGGAATTGGTTGAAGGTCCGTTCTGGTGAAGAACTTGATTTTTATAAACCACCAGAGCCAACACCTAAAGTAGAAGCCGAACCGCCAAAGGAAAACAATGCCGAACCAAAACAAATGGGATAATCTTTTTCTTAGCATTGCAATCAATGTTTCGAAAATGAGTAAAGACCCAAGCACTAAAGTTGGGTCAGTTATAGTGACAAATGACAATAGACAATGTTCGTTTGGATATAACGGATTCGCCTCTGGTATAGAAGAGAAAGAAGAGTATTGGAATAACAGAGAAATAAAATATGAAATGGTAATACATGCCGAAGAAAATGCTATTTTAAATTGTCCATTTGATATACGGGGATCTAAAATTTATATTACACATAAGCCTTGCCATAAGTGTTTGATACGATTATATCAAGCTGGAGTTGTTGAAGTGTATTATATTAACGACTATATTAGGTCTACTCATTCACAGATATGGGATTTACATGCTAGTAAATTCAAACTTGTTAAACAGTTGAGCATTACTGACCAATAAAATACATTCTAATATGTATTTTAGAGTATAAATACATATTAGAGGAATTAATATGAAAATAACAACAAAGTCAATTAAACACGGTGATGTGATTTTTGAAATAGACGATGAATGTTACGAAAATATAGAAGGGTGGAAATTAAGATGTATTGAAAATGGAAGTGGTCAAAAGTATCTTGAATTAAATAAGGTTGTTGGACCTGTACGAATGGTTACGACATATCATCGTTATATTTTAAATTGTCCAGAAGATAAAGTCGTTGATCATATCAATGGTGATACATTAAATAATAGAATAAGTAACCTTAGAATCGCATCACAACAACAAAATTGTTGGAATAAAAGCAAATTAAGTACAAGAAAATGTCATTCTAAATATCTGGGCGTCACATGGGTTAAAGCAACATCTAAGTGGCAGGCTAGAATAGGAAATATATATTTAGGAAGATTTGAAAAAGAAGAAGATGCGGGCTTGGCATATGATACAAAAGCAAGAAAAATATATGGCGAATATGCTAAACTTAATTTTCCTGATAGTCGCAACGAGATATGTGGTGTCATACGACAAAAGAAAACATCAAAATATAAAGGTGTTATATTTGATAAAAAAACAAGAAAATGGAGAGCGTCTGTAATGATAAACGGTAAAAGATATTCGGCTGGAAAATGTTTTATCACAGAAGAAGAGGCGGCTGCCGCATATAATAACATGATTATACAATATAACGGAAGCCGCCATAAATTAATAAAAATTATTTGACGAAGTTATTCAGCTTTCCTGTGATCCCTGCGCTCCTGCCTAGCCTCGACGCGACCTTCGTGGCGCTTCTTGGCTTCTGCCATATGCTCCTTGAGTCTAGCAGCCATCTTTGGGTGGTCCTTCTTAAGCATAGCGAGAAGTGCTTCACGCTTGGCGTGAATAGCTTGACGCATATCCTTGATTTCGGATACCAGGGCTTGCTCTGGTGCGGTTAATGGATTCTTCCTCTCGGCTTCGGCGCTAAAAGCGGAAGCTGTAAGGCAGAGTATAATGGCAATGAAGAGTTTGTTCATGACTCGTTCCTTTCTACTATTATTTTATATAGATAATGGAAAATGCATATGTAGAATACAACGGCAACTTTTTTTAAAAGTTGCTTTTTGTGATTGAAAATCCTACACAAATAGGTTTGAACCTTTATAATCGATCCTCGTTTACCATTGTAGAGACACCATATGTCACCTAAACCCGCCGACCTAAAGGAGAGAGTTATGAGTATAATCAATTCTAAAACTGAAGAGGAACTTAATCAAGAGTTCCAAGAGATTGACAAAATGATGGAAGAAGAAGATAGAAAACTTCGTAATAAAGGTATTTTAAGTTGGGTTACAAGTGCTGCCATGCATTTAACTATGTTGCTTCTCATAGGCACCATAGCATTTACTATGGCGGAACCAGAGCAAGAAATACCACCAGTTCGTATCACTTCCATACCTATTCCTCCTATGAAAACACCAGAAGAGAAACCAAAGGACAGAGAACTTATCGAAAAGATGGTTATTATGGAGTCCGAAACCGTTACAGATGCTCCTATTAATCCAATTACTGCTCTTGAGGAAATAGACGAGATAGCATCAAGTGAAGATGATACCGAAACACCAACAGAGATGCGAAAGGGTAGAGAAGAAGCCAAAGCCGACTCTGAGTGGGGCGGTAATGCCTTTGTCGGTGTTATAGGTGTAGGTGGTCCTGCTGGCGGTATGTTTGGAAGTCGTACTGGTGGCGGTAAGGTCCGTGCCAGAGCTAAAATGGGTCCATCTGGTAAAAGCGCAGATGGTGCAACCGAAGCTGGTTTACGCTGGCTTAAGAAGCATCAGTCACCTAATGGTCAATGGAGTGCCACAAGATACTTCTCAAACTGCACCGATGCTATTAAATGTGAGCCTGGAGCAGATGCCAGTGGTGATGAAGATGCTGCGATGACGGGCTATTCTGTATTGTGCTTCCTTGGACAAGGTTACGATCATAAGACACCTAATAAGTTCCGCCCAGTTGTAAAGAGGGGTATTGAATACCTCATATCCATTCAGAAACCAGATGGTTTGATTGGTGAAAGAAACTACGAGCATCCTGTAGCTACTATGGCACTTGTAGAGGCTTACGGTATGTCAAGTGATCCAGAGCTTCGCAAGCCTGCTCAACTTGCAGTTGATATGATATTGGCTCGCCAATCCAAACTCAAAGATGATGAATATTCAAGAATTGGTTGGGATTATGTCAAACCAAATGCCAAGAGGAACGATATTTCGGTAAGTGGTTGGAATGTCATGGCATTGAAGTCTGCCTTTGGTGCTGGATTTAATGTTGGAGAAGGTGTAACTGGAAGTAAGAATTTCCTTGAAGGTGCTTGGAAGGCAGCGAACCCAAATTGGGCAAAGCTATCAGATCCATATAAGGATAAGTCTATATTCCCTTATGTTTGGAATGCCGAAGCAAACACCTTTGAAAAAGAGCATCTAAGCTTCGTTGGAGCTACTTGTGCAGTATTCATGGGTCATCGTTCTGGTGATATTATGCTTGAATCGTTACTCAATGATGCCGAAGATCGTTGGGTAAAGAGTGGTGCATACAAGAAGAATAACTATGCGTCATACTATCTTTCACTTGCTCAGTTCCAAGCTGGCGGTGAAAGATGGAAGTTGTGTCTTGACACTATCATTCCATATGCCATAGAGACTCAGAGAAAGACAGAGGACTGCTTTGACGGTTCTTGGGATTACCAAGGGCAGTCCTGGCACGGTGCCGACACTGGTAGAGTATTATCAACGGTATACAATATATTGAACCTTCAAGTTGCTTATAGGTATGCTCAAGTAAATCCTGGCTTCAAGCTACCTAAAGCCAAGTAATACAAAAGATAAACATTTACAAATACGCAACCTCCTGTATAATTAACTTATATGGGAGGTTGCTGTGTTTAGAAGTATAAATATTTTCGGAGATATCTATGGAATCAGATGACTTCAATGATATGCCTAAAGATACCATGATGGTTATCGGTGATATTGAGAAGTTTGTTGAATTTGTAGCATATAATTCTATCCGTAAAGCCGCTAGTAAGATAATGTTTACATTATTCGGAAATAAGAAGTATGCTTCCAAAATCATTGAAAAGTATATTGCAAAATACAATAATTCTTTGAGGGAATTTGCTAAAGATGAGTCCACTAAGTACATTATCAAATCTATAAAAATTAATGACGAGGATGTAGATGATGGTTTATTGGATGAAATGGGGATCGCGGGTAGGATCAAACGCGGTGATATCGACCGGGTTGTTATCAGATCAACTAACGATATATTGTATAAAATACTTGTGAATATGTCAAATGATAAGCTTATCAAGTTGTGCTGGGATTCGGAAAATGATGATTTCGTGTGGATGCTGCGTTCACCAAATGAACCAGATAAGGTTGAGACGAAGTATGTCAAAACTATTAAAAAGAAGATTAAAAAACAAAAATGATATAATACACTTATGAATATAGATATGGAAACAATGTATGCTAGAGACATTTCAACGAATCGATAACCTTCCAGAATTTATTCATAATATAAAAAAGGAAGCGATTAAAACTTTCCTTGTGTCGTATAAAGATTCTGAAGTGTTTATAAGTAGGTTTGATGATAATCTCTTATCCGACGCCGATGTAGAATTTGAAATGCGACCTTATCTGACAATTAAAAATTATGGGTACTATATAGACCGGGAACATGTTGAACTTCTTCTAAAAGATGTATACAAGCAGCTTGTATACAGAATATTGAATAAATTGGTAGATGCTGGGGTTTTAGAAATGTGCTGGGACGATAGTATCACTAACTTCATCTGGCGCAAGAAAAAATACGTAAGATTGAATAAAATCAAAAGATAATATAAATAGTATTATGGGCTTTAAAGATTTTTATACAAACTACGAAACAAAGACTTCCTCGCCAAAGAGTCAGACGGACGAGGAAAAATTTTTTGAGGTGGTAGGGGTTAATATCAGTAATCTAAATGCATTTACGGCGTGGCTGGTGCTGAATGATAAAATAAAGCCATATGTGTTGGATGTGAGGACAGATCGCCCACATTCTTTATTTAATATGAACAGTAATAAGAAAATTCTTCATTTTGTACACTGTTTACCACAAATTAAGCAATTGGCAGAAGAATTTTCTAAAAAGTGGCAATAAAATAGTCCTTGAGATTTTATAATAAGCCTATATAATGGCTTAAGGACAAATTATATGTTACACATAATCCTAGTAATTGTGGCTGTAGTATGTCAACTTGTTTTGATGCTAATAGCCCTCTCTGGTATTAAATTCTATACTCTCAATTCAGAAGTCGAATCCGCTTCGTCTGACGCCACACGTTTAAAACTGATAACATTGGGTATGTTTACCCTCGCATGTTTATCCGTGGCTGCTATTTTAATATTCTAAAAGGAACTACATGCAAAAAAAGTATACTACCGATGACCTTCTTCATCTTACAAAGCTCCAACGATTCGGTAGCGAGGAAATGAACGCACTTGCTGCGTCGGCGTTCCTTCATATTCGTCGCCTGGAAGAAGAGAACAAGCTTCTTCGTCAGGCGCTTGAAGATAAGAAAATTGAATTTTTCACTGTACAATCAGATGACGCCCAGGCACCGAACTAACAAAGAGAAATCATGACCGATACCGCTGTTCTTATTAAAGAATTGGTAACAAACATACGAAAGTTTTCAAGAGGTAATATTTACCTTTTTGGATCAACACTTCGTAACTTTTTAATATGTGGTGTCGGCTCGTCACTTGATGTTGTGGTGAATGAAAAGGATAAACAAATACAAGCTGAGATCCTTGAAACCGTTTCTACATACACCGCTGCTAATTTTATTTTCAACTCGGATGTTGATTATAGTCACGAATTTTTCACCATAGATAACATCTACGCCAATATAGATGAGAATTTTGATGGGAGCTTGGAGATTCAGTCAACCAACAATGGTTTAGTTGATTTGAACAAAAGAATCATTAAGCTAACTAAAGCTGGTAAAGAGCGAGTTAAAGATTCCCCTGAGTTCATTCTCGACACCATAGCATTTGTTGCAAAGAATAAGTTTATTTTAGATGCTGGCGCTATTTCGTCGTTTATGCAACTTAGATCAAGAATCAAAACATGTTCTCCAGCAAGGCTATATAAGTTTGTAACGGGTATTGCCGGTTATGAACACCCGCGTAAGGTTATTTCACTCATCAACACCCTTGGTATATCTAAGGAACTGTTTAATATCAATCTCACGGAAACATCATCGGTTAACCATTTGCGCGAAGAGGATTATTGTGAAATGGTTGCTATTGTTTTCTCAGATATGGAAAAAAATGAGCTACGAAAGTATCTTATTGGATTTCCGCCAAGAGAAATAGAGGCTATAAAAAATATTTCAACCGCAATAGAACTTATAGAATCAGAAGATGAAGTGACTGCTAGAAATATTTTAAAAACGATAAATGGCTATCGTGTTCAAAACATGATACGTCTTTTATATGCACTAAAATTCAAAACTTTAGCTAAATTAGTCAGAGGTCAAAAAGATTGCGTATTTAACTTAAATAAGTTATGTATCGATGAATCCATAATACGCTCTACGTTTAAAATTGACAATGAAGAGAAGGTTAAGAAGATACTTGACAAAGCGTTGCAGAAGGTTATATTGGAACCTGAATTCAATGAAAAGTATAAGATCCTTTCCTACCTCAATACAGAAAGAGAATAACATGTCACGACCCCGCAAAATAGTCGCCGGCTTTAATATCGGTGATAAGGTTAAACTTACCACAAATCAATCGGCAGAGGGTGTTATAGTACATCGCCACTCAGTTGCTCCAAACGGAAGAGAGTGGAGTGTACATTGGTATAATATTTCACCTGGACGTGGTATATATAGTTCTACAGAGATTCAAAAATATTACTAAGGATACTGAATGGCAAAGCCACTGAAGAAAAAATATAAGTCACTTGATGACGATGATGACGTGACGAACCTTATGGAAGTTATAGAAACTATCGAAACGGAAAAAGAGGACGATGGTGAATTAACTCCCGGTGATGCCACTAACGATGATGGTGAAATTGTCGAAAAAGATGATGTTCAAGTATCGACTGTTGGTGCAGATGACACTATTTCCATATCACTTACAAGTGTCAGGTCAAACCAGCCGCCGCCGAAAAATTGGGCTGATGGGATAAAAACAAAATTTTCTGTTGGTGATTTAGTTTATATAAAAGGAACACCCGCCAATATTTTTAAAGTGGCGGGACCACACATCAACCCACGAACATATGTTTTAAAACCATCTGGTATTGATAAAGTACACGATAATATTCACGAAGATAAGATAAAAAAAGCTCCGCCAGAAGCAAAATGGGTTGACTATTGGGATACAATAGTTGACCCATATAGGGACTGGAAAAGGAAACAGGAAGCTGCGAAATTAGTAGCCGAGAAGTCAAAGTCAACAAAATGTAAAAAGAAAAAGTAGGTGTGTCATACACCAAAAGCCCTAACATAAAAGTTAGGGCTTTTCTTTTGACTTCTATTCCTATAATGGGAGCAGGAGCCATAAAATGTCTGACGCTACTACCAACATCAAGCCTGCTATTCCAGCCAAAAAGGAAGTTGAGCTTCACTCGTCAATGAAGTTGATGTTTGGTCGCACATCTGCTTGGCAAGTCGTTAACAACAAAGCAGTTGAGTATGGAAGCATATTCGAATGTAGTGGTAAGGGTCGTGGCGGTCACTATACGGGTGATAAGTTCGCACAATCGAATTTCTGGAGGTCTACTGTAGACAGGTTCTGGCAGTATGATGACTTCACGTTCGATGGTATCGCCGCAGCATCGTATCTGATCAATGCTCACAAGTACAAGATTTGGTTTAACCCCGCCAAGTTCTACGACTACCTCTACATGTGTGTGGCGTATGAGGGAGATTTCGAAGTACCGGAAAGCGTCAAGGAAGATGAAAAGAAGCTTAAGGAGTACCATGGCAGGCGTGAAAAGGAATGGGGTGAAGTGATTTCTGGTACTTGCAAAAAGTACGAAGATCAACTCAATAAGTACGGGTTTGATCGGGCACTCGCCCAGGCTCTCAAAAAGTGTGAAGAAAAAAAGACATGGGAGTTCAATACATGGATTCGTTGGTGCAACACGCTTGTAATCAACCCTTTCGTTTCTCAAAACTGTGAGTCTGTGTTTGTTCACGAAATGTTCCATATTATCTGGAATCACCTTTCTCGCGTCGAAGAGCGCGACTCGGTTCAGTGGAACATCGCCACCGACTTCGCAATCAATCAATCTATCAATTTCACCAAGGAATTCGCGGCTGGTCTGATCACTGACCATAACGAGAAGTTTCATAAAAGGTTTGTTTTGAGTACCATTAAGTATCTCATGCAGACCGATGCCGATGTTGCTAAGTCACTCAAGGAGGACTACAAGATCACCGAAAAGACCGATTGGGACAAGATTTCTCCTAAGCTGCTTAAGGAACTGCACGATACGTACATGATGGAGTCGCCTAACGGTTACTCCAAGTCCAGCAAGTTCGCCAATAAGAGTGGTGACCTGTACTATCGCATTCTGTTGGAATCTTGCATCATCATGAGTGGCGCTGGAATGGCTGGCTATGATAGCCACGGTAAGTGGAATGATAAGGGCGAAGGCTCTGGTGAAGGGATGGAAGGTGATCAGGAAGGTGCCGGTGGTAAGAAGTTTACCAAGGGTGCTTCCAAGGGCACGGAAACCTGTGAAAAAGCTAAAGAAGGCGACAAGCCTGACTGGCACCCTGACAGTAACAAGGAACGCGGTAAGGGTGGTCGCCAGGAACACAAGGGGTTCGATTCTATGGAAGCCGCTGCTGCTCGTCGTGAGGTCAAGGCGACTGTCAAGGACACTCTTGAGCGTTGCGGCGTAAACCCCGACGATCCCGAAGAGATTGAGAAGGCACTCAAGGCAACTCCTGGTATGGAAATATTGGGCGCTCTCATTCTCGACTGGTTCAAGGTCAAGCGCAAGAACTGGAAGCAGCTTTTGAAGAAAGAGTTGACTAACTATTCCAACCCACAGGATATCGACTACACAATGTCCCGTGAAAGCCGCGTCATGGAAGGTTTCTTCCCCGGCAAAAAGCGTGAGCGTGGCTTGGACGTGATTTTCCAGGTCGATACCAGCGGCTCTATCAACCTCAAAGACTGGAACGACTTCGTGAATCAGATTGAGGAAATCGCCCGTTCCTGTGACGTGAAGCTCATGCGTTGCTTGCAGGTTCACTCGGTCATCGCATGCGATGAAATGGTCAATCTGCGGAAGGTCAAGGATTGGCGTATCAAGGAAACTGGTGGAACGACCATGGCGCTCGGTCCCGTTAAGCTGCGTAAGGAAGGAAACAAAAAGCTCCTTATCATATTCACTGACGGGTATACCGATGTCTTTGAACAAAAAGACTTCCCGTTCAAGATAATGATTTTCCTGTCCCGTGGTAACAGCCACAATACGGAAATCTTTAAGGAACGTGGGTTTACCGTCATCAACCAGGATGAAGAGTGAGTCACACGCTATACCCCACTAAAGGGTAACTTAAGGCTTGTGTTTCGGATAAACATCCTATCATTAGATACAAGAGGACACAATATCATGGCTAATCAGGAAATGAACATCCAGCAAATCACCGAGATTACCAAGTTCTCGTTGGAGGCTAGTACCAAATTCAAGCTCCCAGTTTGTTATTGGGGTGTTCATGGTACTGGTAAAACAGAACTGGTCAAGCAGATTGCACAGGATCTGGGGTATAACCTCGTAGTCCTTCACCTTGCTATGCAGGATATCTGCGACCTTATCGGTATCCCGTCTAAGCAGGAGTACAAGATGCCTGACGGGTCCATTGATACGATCCAGGTATGGTCCTGCCCACAGTGGCTTTACAACGCCAACAAGAGCTTTGAAGAGACGGGTAAGCCTAATCTGTTCTTCCTTGACGAGTTCAACCGTGGTAACCGTTTCGTCCTTTCCGCCATGCTCCCATTCTTGATCGAAGGTGTGCTGCACCAGCACAAGATCGGTCCCAAGGACGCCGTGATCGCTGCTGCCAACCCCGCCAACGAGAAGTATGAAGTTAACGAGCTTACCGACGAAGCTCTTCTCAACCGTCTTGGACATATCGTATTCAAGCCTACCCACAAGGAATATGTGGCGTATCTTAAGCGCACTGGTATGGATAAGACCACAATCAAAGTTGTTGAGAACCAACCGGCGTACACCAAGATCGCAGATTTCGACCTTGGCTTCGAAGTCAAGCCTTCTCGTCGTTCCATTTGCAACGTCATGTCGCTGCTTGGCTCCAAGGGTCGCACATGGGTCGCTGAACACGGCAGTTACGTCATCGAAGCGTATCTCGGTGCCAGCTTCCGTGATGAGTGGATGGCTGAGTTCGCTTCCAGGGACGAGTCCATCACCCTCGACATGCTGGAAAACTTCGACCAGAACAAGCAGGATATCATCAATGCGATCAGCACTTCCGTTACGGAACAGGGAAAAAAGATGGCTGCTCATCGTACCGATATTCTGTCTAAGACCCTTGATATCATCAAGACGCATATCAAGGACATCAGGGATAAGATCGGCGCTAAAGACGTGACTTGGATGATCAAGTTCTTTTCTATCCCGATCATTCCTGACGATGCTTGTGCTGCCGTGTTCATGGCTAACCCTGATATGAAGCGGGTCATGATGCGGAACACAGATGTCAATATCTTACTCACCAACTTCCTCCACTCTAAGAACATAATTCCTCTCGACGGTGTTGCGCCGTGGGCTACCGATGCCGACAAGCGCACCGTCGTTTAAGAAAGAAAACACACAATGAGTACCAACGTCCCCGAATTGATCAACAATACCCTTGGCATCAATAACTGCAAGACGATGTACCTGGGCTGTACGCTCATGGACACCAATCCGGCTTCTGGTCGGGAACTGGTGATCGCTGACGTGAAGTGCCCACAGGCATGGTCGCCGCTCAATGCGCTGCTTCTCTACCCGATCATCCAAGACTATGAGAAGAGCGACAAGAAAAAGGTGGACCTGTCCCTGGCATGCGCCTGGAACACTGGCTTCACCCCGGTTCGTCGTGGCATGCCCGATGCTGCCAACATGACCACTAACAGCCGCAACTTCCTTGAGGGTCGCTCGGTCAACACCACCGACCAGATCCTCAAGGCTCGTTCCGACGATGCTTTGGCTGCTATCTTCTCTCGCATAGGGTGGTATGGATCCAAGAATGCCAGAATCGTTCCTATCGAACTGTCCAATAACGAGGAAACCGACAAGAAGTTCGTGTCCCGTGGCTTCGTGTCCGCTTCGTGGACCGATGATCCGGTCAAGGTCCGCTACATGGTGAGTCTGCCTCCTACCGGCAGCGCACCTTACGACTATGTGTACCTTGTCGGTGGCTCCGATGATGTCATCGGTGATGCTCTTGCGGACATTCCGCTTGCACTCAGCCAGATGTGGGACCAGATCAAGACCCTTAAGGAAGAGGTCAAAAAGTCCACCAAGGGTAAGAAGTCGGAAGCCGATGATGAGGCGGCTGGTGCAGACCCTAAGTTCCTCTGGCACGCATACACCAAGCAGGCGACCGATCCAGCCATCAGGGCAAATCTTCTTGCCAAGAAGCTGCTCCGCACCGTCGAGAGCATAATCTTTATCCGTAACTACTTTGCCTACGCCAAGCAAGGCATCGGTCTGACCGAAGTACAGGAAGTGGTTGGCTTCAATGACAAGACCGGTAAGCCGGTACTCAAGACCGTAAATATTGACGATGTTCTCCAAAAGTATGATACAATATATGCATACGCCAAGAACCTCTGCTATATCTTCAAGGATATCGGGACTGGTGACATCATGTAAGGAGAATCATGGCTGATCAAGTAGCACAACAAGTTCCATCTAGTCAGCCACAAGGCTTACAATTAGATAAGATGCAAGAGTCACCCCTCGTTTGGGGTGACTCTGACTTTACAGAGATTGAAGAAACCGACATTGACGAGACAAAAATCTTCTGGATGGGTACAAAAGCCTCCATGGAGGATACTCCACAAGAGAAGCTGGAACAGCGGCTCGCAATTCAAGATCAAGTAAAGAAGGGTATTTTAGACGAGTTTGGTTTGCCTATTGGGTTTACATATGATGAATTAGGTATCCCTAAAGAAAAACAAGAAGAAATAAATGCGGCGAGAGCGGCTCGCCAGCAACAAAGGGTACAAACATTAGCTGGTCAACCACCTGTACAATCTAATTCAAACACACCGCCAGTAAGAAAAGAATATAGAAATAAATACGAGCGCAAAATGGACAGGGATAAGACACGGGAGGAAGCTAAGAGACAAGAAAAGTTAGCCCGTGCTAACCGCCAGATTCAGCGTCATCAGTCACAAACAACGGTGATGCCGAGTACCAATACATTTACACCAGTAAATACAATGTCGCCAATTAATGCGACATTTATAGGAAAATAACATGGAAACAACTTTTAAATGTCCGTCATGTGGGCGTCAGACTATGGGCGTCATTCAAAATGGTTGTGCGGCTACTTGTATATGTCCGTTCTGTAAGCAGCTTGGAAATGTCGTTTATATGCTTGAGGAACGTAAAGAGACAATTCGTAAGATGGGTGATGGGTTATACGTAAAAGAAACAGATAAGTGACCTATTGAAGATATTTAATTCTGTCATATAATCTATTAAGGAGATTATATGGCAGACCAGCTTAAATACGTGTTTCTATTCGGTCATCGAAAGCAGCATGGCAAAGACACAAGCGTAACGCTGATTAGTTCAATGCTTGATAGTATGGGAGTGTCTGTAAAATCTGATTATTTTGCCAGAAAACTCAAAGAACAAGCATGTGATAAATATGGTCTTGATTTTGATAAAATGGGCGACGATGTATATAAAAATTCAAAGCCGCCGCATCTGAATGGTCTGTCTGTCCGCGATGTTCTTATCAAAGAAGGTTGTGGTGCTAGAGCAATATGGCAGAACGTTTGGGCATTTCCTGCATATAAGAATCTCTTTAGTAGCGGAGCAGCGGTAGGAATTGTTTCAGATTTCAGGTATCCGAACGAATGCTCTTGTTTCGATGAATGTTTTGATATTATTAATTTAAATAACCGTTACGTTAAACCAAAAATTATAAAGGTACTTGTTCATAAACCAGATGGAAAGTTTGCCAACGACGGTGCAGATGATCAACTTCCAGATATTGATCCTTATTGGGATTTTGTTATTATGAACGATGACAAAACCGATAATTGGAAACATAATATTGAGAAACAGTTAAAAAATATGATAAAATCTATTATTGGAGAGTGAATATGTTTTATAAAAAGAATAGAGCTAAATGTCTGAATTGTGATGATGTTATCGAATCAGATAGCTCTACAGATTGGACTGAATGCTCATGTGGTTCCCTTCGTATTCGTGGCGGATCGTCATTTCTAGAAAGGGAGGCTAAACCTGGAAAATTCAAAGAACTATCAGTTATAGAATTTCCAGAAGATATGACGTTCAGAGAAGATGTGACCGATCAACCTCCACCCCCACTTCCTCCAGGGTATAGACAATGACACTATTAAAAAATAAACAGAAAGAGAAAAACATGTCCAACACAGAAACCCCGGCGATTGACCCTGAGACAACATCACCAACTGGTTATATTGTTTTTGTTACTGGCGAGATTACACAGGAATTGGCAGATGAAGTTGCGAAGCAAATGATTGTATTTGATATGCAAAATACTGTTAAGGGCGAGCAGCTTCCTATCACACTTATAGTAAACTCTCCTGGTGGTGGGTTATGTGCTGGCTGGCAGATTTGTGATGTGATGGATTATATCGCTACTCCTGTATATACTACTGGATTAGGGGAAATAGCATCTGCTGCGCTTATGATATTTATGAATGGTGAGCCAGGGCATCGTGTATTGACTGACCGCACCTCAATAATGAGCCATCGTTATTCATGGGGTGTTTCTGGCAATCATGCGGAACTTATTGCGGCTGAATCTGAATTTAAAAATGTTCATAAGCGCATTCTGGAGCATTATATTGAATGTACTGGACTTACTAAAGCAGAGGTTGAAGAGCAGCTTCTTCGACCATATAACGTCTGGTTGTCGCCAAGTCAGGCACTTAAGCTTGGACTCGCTGATAAAATTTTCCGTACCAAGAAAAGTAAAAACGTAAAGAATGTAAAGAAAGTCAAGAAAATAAAGAAAGAAATCAAGGAATAAAAATGTCAAATTTGCAAGTCGAGAGAATGAATGAGATGCTTGAGGTTGCTGTTCGTGAACCCAATGCACTTATGGTTAACGTCGAGAATAGTGCTAAAGGAGTTGTTGATCAAATAGCCGATATGACTCTAATCACTGCTAATGATGTAAAGCAACTAGCAAAGGCACAAACATTTATTCTCTCGACATATACCGATGTACCACAATTCAGACCGCTTGTTATAAAATTAAGTTCTGTATTGAATGATCGGTCTTTTCCAACAGCGGACGGTAAATATTGGCAATGTAAAAAAGAAGCAGAAGTACATTTTAATCAACTTGTTTCTGAAATGTACAAATATGAGCGGTGTGTAGTTGATGTAGAAGAAATGGATTATGTTATTGCTTCCATGGAGAAACAGCTTAAAGAAACTGTGTCTGTTGATAAAATAGATCCAATCAAAATGGGATTTGAGATACGTCGTATGAAGATTAAGCGCGATGAATATATTTTTAATATGAAACTAGTCGAAAAGTCCATTAAGTACCGCATCAGTGAAGTGACCGAATGGGCTGCCATTTCTGAATCTATGATGAAGCCTGGATGTCGTTACGACACTAAAGATTATAATGCACATCTTGCCCAGGAACTTTATATGAAACTGGAGCAGGATATTAATAACGCCGCTAAAGATGGTAATAAGGACGTAGACAATCTTAAGGCGCAGCTTGCAACTCTACAGCGCCTCGTCAAAGACGCTATCCAAAAATAATAATTACTGTCGGAGAACACGTCGGAGTCTCTGACGAGTTGGATGAAGATGATGACGAGGATTTTGATGATGAAGAAGATGATGTCGAGTCGGACGATTCTGATTCTATTGCATATGAATATGAGTGATACTCGGATGAGCAACGCCATTCTTCAATAACATCGTAGTAACAGTAATATTCGCTTGTGCATTCTGGACCATCGCAGTTACTAAAATATTCACGATATAAGTTACGAAGGGTACTTGAGTCGCTTGAAGAATCGCTTGTAGATGACATGCTAGAGTCACTTGAACTGCTACTTGAAGAACTTTGTTCGGTATCGACTAAGTTAGCTTGAGCTACTCCAGTAATCCAGCCGCGTTCACATGAAAGGGTACTCGGTGGCAACTCTACGGTGTATATGTACGAATACTTAGTAGTAAGATGGACGTTCCAATTACCAGTTAAAGAGTCTCTTGTTAATGTTATTGTAGAAGATTCATCCGGTGATTTCCATATACCAGTTGTGCAATTTAATAAGATATTATTGTATATACCATTTGGAGCGCACCCCGAAGAGCCTATAACAGTGGCTTTCTTTAACATAGGTATTGGGTTGCATATTGGGAATTCAATACCACACCCAGATGACAAGGAAACTGATGATTCTGATGATTGAGAAATCATTTCTGAAGAGCTACTGGATGAGTAGCTTGAACTGGAGCTTGAACTGGAGCTTGAACTGCTACTTGAACTGCTACTTGAAGAGCTACTGGACGAGGAACTTGAATCTGAGCTAGACGAGCTACTTGAGTTGATAACATGTCCACACGGGCAATTTACCTTATCGAAATCTATGCGGATCTTATTATCAATAGTCCTGATTTTAATACATTTACTACCAGACAGTTTCTTGAGAGCCATTATGACATTGCCCTGTGGGCTAACCATCTGTCGGTCACGTATAATAGAAACTGATTTAGGAATATATGGCTCGTCAACCTCATTATCTTTAAAACGATAATCTGGGGACATGACACGCAAAACACCATCTGTACAGATACCTTGCCCGCCGAGACTGGTTGTAACGTAAGTGTCTATTATGTTTTTAGTACCATTCCATAGAAACTTATCGTTACGTGCCTGTTTTAAAAATAGGGAACCATCGGTTGTGACTGAACGAAAGTATGCGCTCACGATTTCGCCGTGTTGGGCTGTTCCGGCGAACAGCTTGGCTGGATTCGTCTCGTCCGAGTTATAAAAGTTATAAAAGCGAGTATCAAGCTGAACAAATGGTGCGACGGAGGTAGGAGCCTTTATTTTGACGTTCTTTGAGCCTACGAGGCTCGCAAACAAAAAAGAATCCTGTACGTTCTTATTGAGGTGCCAATAGAAATAAGATTTATCAGAATGCCTGAAACTACGAATTGCCGCTCTACCCAGGTATACGTCTGATTGGGTTCCCGCATTCTTTACATTATAAATCTTATAACTTAATGTATTCATGTAGACTCGATATTAATATAACAGTGCGCTTTATTGGAACTTATGATTTTTATATGATCCGCGTATATCAGTATATCATCGAATTCTACCTCTTCTGTAACTAATGGGGTAGTTGATACAATAAGTCTGCCCGAAGCACGTAATTTAGACGTATCATCAACGAGTAATCCAATTGAAGAGAAATATAAAGTATAACTCCAAAAGGTTCTATTGTACACAGAATCTGTTCGTTCAAAAACCCAATCTGTGACGGCAAGCTCTTTTGAAACTGATGATCCAGTCGATGAGCCGCCCCCACCATTTAGAAGCTGTGTAAGCGTGGCACCAGCACCTACGTATCTATCTTTAAAAACCATATTTCCCATGTTGTCGCATGTAATAATATTACCTTGGTCTGAATTACCATGGTGGTTACTACGACCTATGGTGATATCGGTGACGTAAAATGATTGTGCCATGTTATATCCTATTTATGTGATGTTTAAAATAGTCCAATCAACATAACCCTGGAATATAAGTTCTGAGTTAATTGTAAATCCCTTCTCGGTCTTATTTGAATACCACACATTAATGTTTTTATTACAACTCATAGTTACTGAGTAATTAGCAGATGCGAGATGAGTAGGAAATGTGACATCAATGCTATTAACTTTATTGAATGTTGCAGTGCCCTGACGGTGTACATATTTATTTGATGGGGATGCATCAAATATCATTGCATTAATGGAAGATAAAGCTGCTGCTTGGTTGTCTATGTCAACTCCGAAGTAACGGTCCCAATAGTCTGGGTGAAAATTTGCAATATGGAACTGAACTTTGATTAAGTGTGAGTTTGGCGTATATTTCTTATCTACGTATGTAATGTTTGGATTCAAACATGCTGGTTCTCCCTCAAAACATGAAGTATCTATACAACCACAGTCCTCTTCAGTTGAACAGACAATAGATTCTGGATTGTTTTTAGCTAGGTTTATTGATGTAAATCCAGCAACTGGTATATTTCCTACGTATGACATCGTTACCGGGTAATGGACATAATCTGAACTGTTTTGCACTACAGTTGATCTGGCAAGCTCTTTACATACGGTAGCATCCCATAGTCTGAAAATAATAGGTTCGGTTCCCTTTCTTTGGACATATGCTAGTTTAGCTATAATAATTGCGAGCTTGTATGTGTCCTCTATTGGTGGGATAACCATTTCAACGTTTTGAACGTCATACCACTTCCATGCTCCAGTATCTGGGTTGGTAGTCTTTTCATAGAACGAGAGTGGCTTAACTGCGTCACATATTGAAATACCTGTAGTGTCTGTCATATACTTATCGACTGACCAGTAAACAGGTAGCTGATCATTAACATTATTTGTCTTTGGGATATTTGCACAGTTACGGTGATCGGTTTCTGTGCGACCAGCCCACCAAAGAGATCCTGCGATAAGATTACGCCTCCATTGCGAACAGCTACTGACAATTTCTTGTAGGCTGTATTCTCGTTGTAACGAAGAATCTTTAAAGTAAATCTGTCCGTTACGATATGTTATAGCCTTTGTGCGACTATAAAGCTCTGCAAGGGAGATAGAATCTTTTTTCAAGTATTTTGATACATAAGAATCTCTAAAGATTATATTTCCTTTATCATCAAACGACATGCCAGAGTCAATATCTTTCATCGTACCTTCGGAACGAGGATTGGCTGGTTTTTGTAATACTACGCCCGGTACATAAAGTGGATTAGTCGCCATATGTTTCCTTATAGATTCTTGAATTGATCGTATGTATCTTGTTCATCTATGTTATCCTCGACTGCACCTTTTTTAAGATCCTCACTATAGAATATACTCCAGTCAACATGACCTACCCAGTTATTCATTTCACAATGGATGGTAAAGCCATTTTCTGTTTTATTATCCCACCAGACTTTAATGTTATCGTTTGGAGTCATCATGATACTATACATGTTGCGCGTAGCGAAAACTTCTGGAATTGGCTCATCAAATACAACATCAACGAAATTACTTGTACCTGTAAATATTGCAGTCCCTTGACGTTCGCAATTTACATTTTTGCCGATGTCAAACATGACGTACCCTAACATAGAATTAGCAAATGTGTTTTCACCGTTGCTAAAGAACGGACTGAAGTTACGCTTTGTATAGTTCTTGTTATACATGTCCTCTGGGTTTATAACAGATTTGTTCCACCTGAATGTCTTATCTGTAGTATTTAAGTACCACCATGTTGCGCTATCGTTTGGTGCGAGCGTATTGTCACCACTATTTATCGTACATCCACCGACTACAATTGCTTTATCTGGTGTTCCTAGCGCGGTTTGTCCAATGAACCATTGCTTTAATGGAAGGCAATTTTTAGAGTCTAAGTTAGGTATGTCGCCGCCTAACCCAACACCGTCCTGATAGCGTCTCCAGTCTGTTTCTATGATTTTTAGACTATTCGGGTTTGGAAGGGACTCATGTGTGGATGTTCCATGCGTTGCGCCCGTATCGTGAACATAGTAATACTTATGTTCTATGGCATCTGTTGCTGCGGTGGTTTTATTCTTAAACTCTTGTATGAAATTTGTTCCCCACTCAGTGTAATAGAACATCGATCCTGCTGTACCACAACCAGTCTTTTCTGGGATATAAACCATAAGTGGTCGTGTTTCGAATATACCGGCGTCTCTGTTGACTGTCTCAATACCTTTAACTATAGTTTGAATAAATGGTAGAGCGGCATACCCCGTTGCTGGTACGGAACCAGAAGCGAACTGTGTTGGGAATATATATTCGTCATACGTTACCTTCGTAGGAACGTTTACTTCCCCATTTTGAATAATTCCATAATTATCAATACCAATTGATGATTTAATGGTTGCTAGGTACACCTTGTTATTCACAGGATCTATGCCGATGCGATGAGCCTTGAAATCTGCAATCAAGTTCCCGTCCTGTGGTACTTGGTTGAATATAAGGGTGCCCCATCGCGTGACATTTGATTTAGCCGAAGTAACCCATACGTTAAAATCTTTATTACCAAAAGGACCGGCAAACGGTGATTCCATATATGGAATTGCCCATTCTTCCTTTGTGTGTGACTCCCATAATGGTAACCCACTTGTAGAAACTCCATTTGTAAAACATGCAAAAGACTTTGATGAGGCATCGTCAGCAATAACTTGTCCGGTGATGAACTCAATAATACATGGGTTTCCCCCGCTTGTACCTACGCATAACCCAACACACGGTGGTTCATATATGCAACAATAAACAGCAGGTTCTGGTGGAGATAGTGGGGATGGTGTCTCTTGTGGTGATGGTATACCCGTTGGTGCTAACGGGTTTATTTGATCTTCTACTGGTGCTGATAATACAGCGGGTGGGAAAACAACTATAGGAGGCGGATAATAGGTGACATCTTTACCGTAAGGTGCATCCGAGTTACTTTCGATCATTGTTATGAATACATCGAATAGTTTTTCCCCATGCTGTGTGTTAATCAACTCTATAAAAGCTTCCTGATGTCTGTAGTTGGTTCCGCTTCCGTAAGTTTTAATATTCTGTATGGTATCGTATATTGTTTTTCCAAGCGGCAAGCTATTGAGCATATCCAGTCGATCATTTGGGATATGACCTATATGATAAACATTTGTATGTGTGTCTAAGCTACTGGTAATAACTCTGTTTGTCGTATCGCCGTATGCGAACCAGAAGCCTGTTTTATCAACCACCTCAACATACATGGTTGGGTTATTCTTAAGATGTACCCAAGGAAACGCACCCTCTGCGCTAGTTTTAACAATGTTTTCATCTATGATCGCCCGTATCGGGAGGGTTGTAACTGGTGGGAGTGGGTACGTTGACTTCCCGTAGTTTTGTGATATGTAGCCGTGGGATGATGGTGACGCGGAGAACGCTCTTACTACCTTCCATGTAGCCGATGTGTCTGCCCATGTGTAGGATGAAATAAATTCCTTTACCATACCTTGGCTTGCGCCTGTTATTGGGTATGTTGAATCATTATATACGATATAAGATCCGTCTGTTTTTTGTTCGTACCTCTGGATTTGGTTTATGGCTAACTTCGAATCAGCTATGATCATTCCTTCGAATGTTTCCCCTGGCATGTTCAGGAACCAGTTAGATGCGCTTCCTGGGTGCGAGTATGATATTGCGTTATTGATTGTTAGCTTGTATTCTGCCGATATCATATCGATAAGGTTAGTTCTATTATCTCCATACATAACAGAAGGAACCTTATTATCAACAGTCTTTTTCCAATTCAAGTATGTCATGTCGTATTGTTCGTTGGCAACAATATCATCTGACTCATTTCGTGGGTTAATCGTCTTGGAATTCCATAGTTTTATTGTTCTTAGTACGCTATTATCATTTGCGTCAATTGTTTCATTTGTTGACATACCATCATTCAAATCGCGGTTTTTAACACTTGTACCAAACAATGTACCTATAATTGGGAACGTCGAGTCGATCCAATATTGTGGTTCTGATGCTTCTGGGAGAGTGTCGCCTTCGTCATATGTTATCTCATAGGACCATATTTCTTTGCCTTGTTTATCAAACTTAGAGATTTTAAAAACCTCTCTCCAGAAAGCACCATCTGTTGTACCTTCATTACCATCTGGCTTGATATACGTACCTGGAATTATAAAGTCAGCATACAAAGTTTCTGCCACTATGATAAACGTGTCATATGCTGGGATCCCATTTTTTGAAACAGGTTCACGGACCCAATTCCAGGTAACATCACCTTTCCTGGCTCTTTTCGTAGCGTTTCCGTGGAGAAGATCATTCCATGGGAACAAAGCAGCCTTGTCTCGTATGGAACTACTTCTGACTGCATTACTAACGGTGATTTTATTACCATCGTTTTCGGTAAAGAATGTCTTAAAACCATCGTATGACACTGGGTGAAAATTCTTTCCCTGTGTATCGTTGGTCCAGTCTGTGAATTTTGTCAAGTCGTAAATAAAGACATTAGTAGATGGGTCAGTCTCTTCTGTGCGGAACTGTACATCAATAAACTTATGAAGCTCTGATACGTTTGTAACCGGATCTATTGCGACCATATCACTTAGAGGAGTGATAAACTTATTATAACTTGTTGTTACACGATGTGGGAATGTGTTAGCTGGAATTATTTTATCATCGACAATTAGGTTGAACCCAGAAATAATCGAACCTTGTGTGAAATACCCGGTGAATCGTGAAGGCATATTCCACTTTTCAACGAAACTTAACTCGTTCTTTGGTATGTCATTTTGCCACACGAACTGTTCAAGACCTTCGATATGATCTGTATCATAGTCAACAAACATGCTGAATAGCTCGGAACTTCCAGTTACGCCAAATACACTTGGTGTAAATGAGTGTGAGATATAATCATATACAACATCCTGTTTAGATACGTCAGTTCCTGTAGGTGTAAGGAAGTTGTCTGGGTGGAAAAGATTTTCTCCAGGGGTTGGACGTGACCACAGCCACATTCCACCTTTAACAGTATGACCAGCGTAATCTGGCATCAAACCGTTTGTTATGTTATACCTTTCTGCAAAGACACCGGTTGGAACGAATACGGGGGATGGTGTACCATCTGGGTTTCGTATATAGTTACCGTAGTACGTCTCGCGGGAGTCGTTTTCATTTTTAAGATCAAATTGACTTATTTGTTCATGGGATTCACCATAGGCTTTCATCTTGGTTAGACCAGAACGAATAACATTTGATTTCCAAGCTTCACCATCAAAATATGATGTTGTTTGAAGCGTCGAGTCATCAATTATCTTAGAAATTTTTATAGTATGCTTGTTACCGATTACACCGTTCACTATACTTGGAGTAAAGCTTGTGTATATGCCAGATGTTGCTGTAGTCCCTAATAGTGGTTTAGAAGAGCTTGTGTAGTCACTAATGTCGCCAACTTGATACCAATTATTTGTACTATCGTCCAACCGTGTAGGAAATAATGAATAACGAATAGATCCGTCCAATCCAAATGTCCCATTTCTATGGTTTGACCCGCCGAACCTGCTAATAATGACTTCCCAATCTTCAAAAGTTTCAACCGTGTCGTAAATATGTGGTTGCTCCATTGAACCATGTATACCGCCCCAGTAAATGGAATTTTCTATGTCACCTACGCCCGCGTGGTAATATACTTCTTCTGGAAGGTTGTCACGGCGAACCCATGTGATCCCGTTATATTCATATGCAAGATTTAGAATTGGAGCTTCAAATTCATTAAATGTCACTGGATATATGTAAGCATTGAGTAACTCAGCAGGGCTTTTACCAGTTTTTCCTCCGGTCGCAAGTCCCTTGGTAATAGTTCCTACATAACATACCCCATATGCGGGGACTGGGTAGTTTCTAGTAGGATCGGACATCCATACACCGGCTTGGTCACCAGCGGACATAGTTGCACCTGACGCGCTATACGTATACCGAGCCATGGTTCCCCATGACACAAATTCGAATGCGTTAGCAACATCGCTATCTGTGACATTAAATAAATCAAATGAGTTGTCGGTTCTTCCACCGAATACAAATCCATCAAACCTTGTTAGTGCATACCAACTAGTATCGTTACCTGGGTTTTGCACAGCAACCAGCTTATAGAAGTCCTCGTCCCTCATTAGGAAGTTGTCGTTTAATAAAGTATGTGGTTTAAATTCTTCCTTACTTGCAATGGGGGTCTTATTTTCATCTGTGATAGTGATTTGAACGTCAAGTTTACCAGCGGCACTGTGACGTGCGATGTTTGGTGATGACATTGTATATGGTGTGGCTGTAAACCAAGAAGTTCCATTCCATATGGTTGTATCATTTTCCACATAAAGTGTAGCCGATGATGGTATATCACCGCCACTAGGAAATCCTAATGTTGCACCAAATCCGAATATGGCTTGTTTGTAGCCGCCGCCCATGATGCCTAATGACCTACCAACTGGTAATTCTGCACCAGGGACCATACACCACGAAGTTCCGTTCCAAGTTTCCGTCGAAGATACCTGACGGGCGCTTTCTTCTGGATTGTGAGCAAAACCTCCTGCGATGAGTCCTAATGTGGTATCACCGGCTCCAGCGGCAAATGCGCGACTTTCGTTTAGAGTTCCTACTGTATATGTCTTTTCCCCGAATTCATCAATAAGGTTTTTGAACTGGTCGTAGTTAATACTCTTATTTGTTACTTTGCGCTGACCGGATAATGAGCATGTCTCGGAAATTAAACCAGTTGTCCAATGAATAGGATCTATAGTATTCTGAAGATCAGGTTTGTTGATTCTAGTATCTGCGTGTGGGTTAACGCGAACTTCGACGCCAATTTCATGTCTATAACAAACTGGGCAACCAGTATCTTCTTGATCTGGTTCATTTTTTAAGGTAAATATGACACCATCGCATTTGTTAATATACTTCTTATCACATTTATTAACGTCAAGAGCCTTTACATTTGGAACTGTTACATCATATGGTCTAACCATATCATATTTCAAAGGACCAACATATGTGGATATGATGTTGGAACCTATTTGTCCGATAACGTTTGTCTGAACGTGAGATAAATCTATTTCTTGATCAGTATTTCTGTCAATAATACGAACGCCAAAGTCCGATAACTTGTTGAAGGAACCCAACGAGAACATGTCGTTCACGTAGTTAAGAACCATCATGATGATAACACGCTTAGCGTCTTGGAATGGCTTAGTCCTCACAGAAAATGATGCGCTATCATCGTAACCGAAGTTATTACCTAATGCTACGTGAATTAGTTGATCAATATTAATCCAACCATCTACTTGATAATTCTGATCGCGGAGGAATCCTGCGTATGGTGGAAACACAGCCTCTTGAGCAGTTCCTTGGTACACCTTGGCTTGTTCGTTCTGTGATAGCTGACGGGCACGTTCATCATTCATCAGTTTGTCAATTGAAAAGTAGCCGAAAGTATTTGCTATGTCCGTACAAAATTTAACGTTAGCGTACTTATAGTCACCGAATGTCATTTTCTGTATACGGAAGTCATATATAGAGCCGATGGTATTCAATTTGTCGAGTAACTGTACTACGTCAATGTCGGTTACGATATTACTTAGATAAGCGGCTGTCTTAGTGTCTTGGAAGGAGATTTGTCCAAGGTCATCAACTGTGATTCCTTCTGGGAAGTCGGCAAGGTCTTTTATAGTCAAACTTTCAATTTTTGTGTCTGGTTGATCAAACTTATATGTGTTACGTGTGAATTCATCTGCGAAAGTTATCTGACCACTTGTGTTAAGTGTTATACTACCAAAAAGGTTCTTGTTAGTATCGTTAACGAATTGGATGGAGTTTGTTGCGATGAATTCTCTAGAATTTGACATTCAATTAGCCCCCATAGGTTTGTTCATATGCGAATACCACATTGTATCCAGAAGTCTCGGGGTTTATGGACTTTGTTACGGGCATATAACCAACAGCATCAAGTGGCGAGAAGGTGTTGCCGATACTCCAGCTTAATTGATATCCGGTGATGGTTGGTGAATCTGAGAGAACTACTTTGAACGAATCTTGTTGTATATCACAAATTGAGTGGACAAAGAACACATTACTTGATCCTGTTATTTCACCCACTGGGATGTTTGGTGCAACGATATTAGCCATTGGTTTTGACGTTGAGCCAGTACGTACCGTTCCGTGGTTTATCTGATAGACTCTTTGACCTGGGACGAGTGGTTCGTACCCTTGTGAGAGGTCCAGATAGTTAAAGTTATTGGTTGACGTAATATCAGCGACATTGACATCTACTACCGAGTTCATATCAAGAACCTCGCGTAAGAAATGGGTAAGTCCTTCGTAGGTAACAATATCAGATTTGTTTGCACCGGATATTACGAACGAACCTCCGTAAATTGTTGGAATATCTGATACCGTATGCCCACAAATGGTTGCTGCATTTATCTTAGACTCACCTTTAAAAAAATCATAGAACTCGTTAATGTCGATGTTCTGAATTTTATATGAGTCATGGGGAAGCGTTAATCCACAAACGAGTATTTTATCGATGTGCAAGAACCCAACAGGTTGAGTTCTATAAATCTTAATTTTAACAGTTGTTGTATTCAAGTCTACGTCGAATGGTACGTAGATGGATGTCATTTCTGGTGCGTTTCTACCTGCGTTGTAGTAATAAAAATTTTCAACTGCTCCTACATCGAAGAACTTCTGAATTATTTCAGTAGCGCCAATTATTTCTACGCCAATCTTCTCGGTAAGTGCATTTGAGACTGACCATGAAGCTGTTGAACTACTACCAGCAGCTTTTAAAGAGAAGAGAAGCTGTTGACCACGAAGGGATTCTGGAATATAGATTTCGCGCTCAATCCATGTTGGGTTTGTGTCGATATCGGTCCCATCGGTTTCAATATACACCATTCGCTCACCGACTGAATCAAATATTATACGAGAGTCATTAACTACTTTAAATTCGTTGCGTGCAGCCCATACTTGACACTTCTTATATGTGTCAAACTTACCACCATTTGAGAGAAAGCGTTCGCCACTTAGCTTATAATCCCACAAGTTTCCAAAAAGGAGTGGGAGAAGGTGGCGGTTGCCGTTATTAAACGACAATACGTAATCTATGTTCTCTTTCAGTTCGGCTAGTGGTAAGTTAATGTTCTGATCGTTAACGCTCAGTGTGGGATTCAATAATGATATGTTTTCGTTATACATCGTTGTTCCTTAGAGTTCGTCCCACCAGTTTAAACCTGTTTTTATAAACAGATAATTAATTATACACTTAATTGGATAACTTGTACCGATTTTTACTCTATCTGTACGCTTATCCAACCAATATGTATTTATACTAACGTTGGATGACAATACTACTGAATAGTCTGTACTGTTAGTAAAATTCATAAGGTTATTGTTCGATATACCGTCCATAACCTTATTCGGTCTAATAATTAGTTCATTATTATACCAGCCATTTAGGTTACATGACGAGTCATACGTTCCTGGCGGCGGCGGAATTGCATCACCTGTACTATCTGATGGGAGAGGAAGAGTTGATGATGTGTTGGTTTCGATACCTGCTACGAAATTCGATCCATCCCACATAAAGACATCGTTGTATAGTGTGCGTTCACCAACAAATATAGATTTCGGCGTTCTTATACCAGTCTGTTGTCCAATTTTTTTGTGAACGGCGAGCCATGATACTTCAGAACCAAGACCAAATCCACCGCTAATAGTAAACTGATTCGTCTTTTTATCTGACCACAATAAATTGGTGCTGTTGTTTGTCAAAAAGAAAACATAGTATTCGTTGTTAACAAATGGCGATGCGAACTTAACAATTGTGGACTTTTTTTCTGTATTGAATGATATAACTCCCGATTTGATAAACTTTGAATCGGTTTCCTTAACAAGAACCCAGTCATATGGCGTTTCAAGTCCATTAAATGATCCATTAATGTTAAATTGATCGCTTGGGAGTCGTGTATACCACGTGGAAACGTTTCTCCCCGGTGTTGCTACCACCCCACCATTTACTTTCTTAGAATTTACAAGTACACTCATTATGTCTCCTTTGGCATGTAATTATCTATTTCAAGACGATAGTTGAACTTGCTTCTGACCTTGTTAATGGTCATAAAGTCTGGTTTAAACTGACCGACAAATTCTCTCATGAAGCTTTCCCAAACTGGCATCTGGTCTGATGTTACCTGACGATCATCAAATGCGATATCAAACTTGTTGCTCTTATATACGTTAGTGAAACCATACATGTACTGGTAATCGATTTGGACTAGGTACTTCTCGTCGTTATGTTGCAAGAACAACATGTTCTCACCCGCATTGAACATCTTCTGGTCTGTAAAGCGATAACCGTATGTGGTGATGAATTTGTTCATGGTCCACACACCAAGAAGGTTTCTGAATGCGTTTGGGCGTTCTGTTGGTGTTAGCGAAGCGATACGCTGTGCGTTATAATACATGACTATGCGCTGACCTGTGTAGCGTGGGATACGAACCCAAATAGTCAGCCTATCATTGGTAACATCGTATTCGTCTGCTGTCCACTCTAGAAGCCTAGTGTCGCCTATCATAGTAAAAGCGACATCAACAGTGTTTAAGTTAATTTTCTTAAAATCAAATGAAACCTGTTCGTTAACAAGGTTATCATATGTCCTTAAAGCCTCTGAATTATAGTTTGTATGGTTCCTGATACGGTAACCAGATCCGATTAAAACAACGGGAACTATAATTTCCTGATGAGTTATTGGCAGGTTATTGAAGTTTATGACACGTTTATTTTGAAATATCTGAAGTTCTTTAACAGTAGTTGATAAGTTTGGTGTGTCGTAAAGCTGGTGTGTCCACGCGATATTACTATGAATCTTAAACATCGCCTTAGCGTATTCATCTGCGTTATCAAGATAGTCTTTTAGTTCAAAGTATGATAACGATCCGCCGAATTTCTTACGTGGGTTATATTTAAGAATCAATGGATCAAGTGAATTAAATACAAATGATGACCCGTGCTTTATATTTTCTCCATTTATGTATATTTGGTAGTTAACAAGAACCTTGCTACCACATCCATTTGGGTCAGAAACAGGAGTTGTTGTGGTGTTTACCGTAACAACATTCTCTTGACCAAGGTATATTTTAGTACCAAAGACATCTACATCGGTTCCGCCCGTTGTATTGATAGATGTTACACCAAGTAACTCTGTTGTTGGGTTATATGTTACTTCTATGGTAGCATACTCGCTGTTTTTTACGTTAATAGAAAACAGGCTTATGTCACCAGATATGGAAGTTGGGATTGTAAGAATTGGGTCAGATACCTGCGCCCCGCTGGAAACTAGGTCATGATCTACAGCATATACTATATGGTGGTGAGTTGCGTTGTTATCGTCGTATAGTCCTAATGTAGCAGCAGATGTAGCTATTGATGCAACTGGTAGCCTGAATGCGAATGTTGATGACCATTCTTTTAAGTTCTTCTGTGTGTCAAACCAGATAGATGCTTCTGCGTAGTGCTTTAGTTTGTTACCATGTGGGGAGCCAAGGTCGCAGTATTTAATGTTATTTCCAGATATGCCAATTAGGTTATATGTTGCTTTGGTGTGTGTCAAATCGAAGTTATCGATACCACCCCAATCGTCAATGACTAGTTGGGCTTCTTTTGTGCTACGTTCTGTTATAGTGTTTATCGCAGCTATTGAAGGGGTTTTAAGTATCTGTGGGTCGATTTTATCAAGGAGAATATCTTTTTCCCATACCAAAGCTAATTCAGTAAAGTAGTTTTTACCAGCTATTACAAGATCGGGCGAAGCACTTGATGCCGTCTGATAGGAGTTTTCCGTATTGTACCCTATAGTAGAAAACAAGTCGTTCTGCATCGAAACTGATGTCATGAAGAAGTCATCGCGTATCTTATGGTCCTGACCAGTCCAGTTGTTAGCAAGCACCTTATTATCGTAGCCAGCAGGCGACTCATCAAAGGTTTCTTTACGAAACATATTGAAGTCTAGAGATACTACGCCAGAGGTCCAGCGGTACTTATCGTGACCATAACTAGCGTTGTAATTTGGTAATGTTTCTGCCGATGTTGATACTGTTTTTCCATCATCATATTTGTTAAGCTGGTTGTAGAATATATAGAAGTAGCTACGATCTGGTAGTTTAGTTGAGAAAATATCTACAATGTATTTCTGGTCAAGGCTTCCAGAAACAATGCAAGAAAATACATCTTGAACAGCCTTAAGTGTGTTATCCGCGAAAGTTTCAAATCCCGTAATTGGTCCAGTGATTGGCGATGCGTTTACGTCAATAAACTTGTTATCATACGCATTGTTGTGTCGTTCAATGATCAGGTTGTGGAATTCATCATCAACCGTGTTATAGAATACATGCGTTTGATTTGGGTCTATATTTATTACCTTATGAATCTTACCAATACCTTCAATTTTAGGAATAAGTTCCTTAATGATAATGTCGCCCGATTCAAGGTTACCATGAAACACTCGGGACATCGATAACCTGGATACATCCTTAACAATCTTGATAGATAGCGAGCCAATCGTGACAATATAACAAACATTAGCGTCTATGAGTAGCGGATTAGCAGCTATATCAACCTTGACCCATACCTTTAGCCACTGACCGACCGAAAGAGTCTGATTTATATTCAATGACGGAGTGAATGTACCAGCAGCTAGTAAGCCGCTGGGGTCATCCTCGTTATCAATGACAAGGGACTGCTTGCTATTTTTAGTGGTGAATATGCCTTCTGCCCATAAAGAAACTTGAATGTCACTGGATGGGGCTGAACTGGTACATTCAGTCACCGATGAAGTGACCGTACCAATAAACTCTTGAAGATTCTCCCTTTCATGTGGACCTATGTATAATGCACGGTAATATGTTGTTCCTGTGGTGAAGTCAATATTTGTCACTGGTTTAAAAAACCATGACGAATCTGACGTAAGATCGGATGAGTACCATAGGAAGTAGTCGGTTGGACCGAACTTATCCTTCATGATTACTTCACGACCTAACGACTTACCAGACCACTCACCTGTGTAGGTTAGTGTTGTCGAATCATTACCTTTTGATGGTCTATATACGATCATCTATCTTCCTCATACCTATTTATAAATTATAACAGGTTTAAGGATTTAAAACTATGCTTAACTGCCCGTTATTAACATACACCGTGTCAATCGAACGATTTGTATAGGTTAAATACCGATATATGTGGTCTACGTTGAAGCTATTATCCTTTAAAAATATGCTATGCTCGTCTTTAAAAGATTCTGGAACGATGATAACATTAGACGCCCCGTTTAATCTAGTTGTTATGATAACAAGGTTCTGGTAAACAGTTACTTCCGTAACATTCTTTTCTATAAACCTTACTGGTTTCATATTACTGTCGCTGTAATACAAAGTCTCGTCAGCATGAACCACAAGCGTACCGTTAAGAGTCTTTCCGACAAACTTTACCTCTTTGAATTCAGCAAAGCTTTGGCGAATGTGTGTTATAAACATGGAAGCGTCTGAACAATCACATACGTTTGAGAAATTACGGAGCTTAGGCTTTTGTATACGATATGAAATATTAGTCACGTAGCTATATTGGTTAAATACAACGAAACCAGACATGTACCCAGATGGGCGCTTTGATGATGCTAATGTAGTATCGACATTTCCAGACACAAACTCTGAACCAGTCTTGCTTCCTACTTTGTCAAGGTATGTGATGTCGAGGTTATTAAGTCCCTTTACCATGTATACTAGTTCTTCATAATTTCCCGCATTTGTTCCAGAAACGTCGCTATTTTTAGATGAAACATTATAGTTAATAACAAGACGCTCTGGTTCGTTTTTCTCGTTAAAAATTACACGAATGTAATCCTTGGTAGCAATTACACGTAACTTGTACCAAACACCTGACTTTATTCTCTTAGTGTTGTAATCTCCGAATCCAACAAGGAAAGACTTTTTCAATACATCGGTTGCTGCATCGTACTTGGCTATACCAAGACCAACGTCAAAGTCGTATGTTCCAATTCCAACGAAATAATACTCACTAAGATTATATGTGTTAGTTATATTACTGTATGTGTTGTTAGCTTTAATAACAAATTCTAACTTTTTACCACGGTAATCTCCGATGATGTCAAGTTTTTCATCAAAGTATACCATCGCTTCCATATCAAAAACTGGGCTATCTTCATCAACCACAAAAAGTTTTTGTATATCTGGCATCTGAGACAAATTCATGTTAATATTCTTAAGACGTGTGTCAGAACCAACTTTACCATGTGCTGTATTAAGCTGAGTATTTTCCATGTTTACTCGCATCGCTTGGTAACCACCAACATTAATGATTGAGTAAAGTTCATCTGACGAGTCAAATATTAAACCCTCCGACGGGGTACGTTCAACAATCGTATACGGTGTTGTTGAGGTTGCTTCATATGGTACGAAAGAGATATCGTTTTTTGTACCGAAATTTTGTGTGTATTCTTTATAAGTAAAATTATTTTGTGATGCATTAAATACGTCGAGATACATGTTTAACATGTGTTTACCAATCATGGAAGATCCATAAAGGTATTTGTATGAATCATCTGGTGCTAGTGTTATGGCGTTATCTTTGCTGATTGTGTATAAGGAATTGTCAACCACATAGTTGTTTAGTGATATATCTCGGACGTTTTCGACCCATGCTTCCATCGGAGTTATTTCATGTGGGAGACTGAAGAAGTTTTCTCTTGAACCGTCGAAGAAATACCTGAACTCATCTGTAACATCCCAGTCCACCTGATGTGCCTTGTTGTAATTTATTTCAACATATGATCCGACATTGAGATTTATCTTGTTAAAAATACCATATTCTTTATAAAGACTACATACACTTGAATCTATTGGTTCATAAATTCCGTCAATAGACATGTTATCTAAGAGGTATTTATTCCATACGCTGAAGTCTATGCCCTGATTCAATACGTTCTGTTTATCTACTGCGTCCATCTTGTTAAGAAGTTCTGTCATCAACCCAAGAGGTGTTAGTGTAATATTAGGAGATTCGTCTTTACCGTATGATCCACGAATAAAGTTTGCGTATTGTATTATGTTGTCTGAAGGGGTGTGTGCTGAGTCATACCATGCGAAAGGAATATAAAATGTATGGCATTTTATAACAGGTGCCTTCTTAAAGGTTTCTTTCTTGGTTGTTCCTAGTATTTTTAATTTTGCTCTCTCGTTTTCTGGAAGAATATCTATATCTTCCTGGTCCATACCCGAGTAACTCATTCTAACTGTGATCTTTGCGTAATATGTTGTGTTTGGGCGAACCATGTTGCTTTTTTCGCCGTCAGTTAAACGAATCTGAAGTGCTTTAAGCGTTGATGCTGCTGAAACACATTGTGTTCCAGCGATAAGCGATGCTGCGCGATCAAATGAGAAACCACCTACCTTGTTACCAAAAAGAACCTTCATTGAGGCACGGTTACGCTGTTCTTCGCAACTTACCATAGGATTTGCATCATATCCGTAATAGTTGAGATTAGTAGTCATATCATTAATCAAATCCACTGTAATGATATCAAAGTCTCTCTTTCTAAATACACCACTCCAGTTTGGGTCATTAGATAGTGGTAGCCACCATCTATAATCACCAGATATGTTGTATGTTGATGATTGTTCAAGATATGTCAGAAGCTTGCGTACATCCTCGTTAAAAAAGAAGCTGATTCCATTATCATTTGTTGAAAGGTCTGGTTCAGTGTCTCTGTATACGTTTGAGGTGAAGTCTAACATGGCGGATAACCAGTACCTACAAGAAAGCTCGTTATATTCATTCTCAAATGGATTTAACGTCTTGAGTAGTACCGAGCCGTTTGAGTTATTGTAGGAAACTTGATCTTGTGACAGGCGAACGTAAATGCCGTTCAACTTTATCATCATGCCACCATACTCTTTAACATATTGCTTACCTAAAGTGTATGTTTTTATATGCTCACTCAAAATTCCCAAAGGAAGGAAAACATTATACTTTACGTAATCATTGTATAATTCAGAAACTTCAAAGTCGCTGTTCGGTGCATATTGGACAGAGTATCTTGGGACATGGAACGTAAAGCTTCCGTAGATGTATATTTCTTTATTAAGTTCTGTTGAATAGTGTTTTATAGTAGTTAATATGTCTTTACAATTACGAAAACGAACGCCTATTGTACGTTTACCACACTCAGTATCAACGATGATCGGGTTGAAGAAGTTATTTCTGAAGTTTGATTGATCTTGGAGTGTTAGAGGTCCGTCTAACTCAGGGAAGTAGTTGGATAATGGAAATATTTCCTCATATACGCCTATAAAGCCCGGTGTACGCCCAGATAGTTTATATTGAGATATTCTGTCATTTGTATATAGTGTTCGTCCATATCCAGAACCGTCACGTGTCATACTTGAAAACTGATCGTCTGGACGAGTTTCGTAATCATCGAGTATTGGTGAGTTATTCGCAATAAATAGCCCAACGTCACCCGATGATGTACCTTGGTTGTCCTTGTACATGTCAAAATTGTACACTGTGTTTTCTGTTATGAACGGCGATTTATGGTTGCCGAATGGGATAACAATTTTATCGTAAAACTTTGAGTCTAATTTTCCTTCAACCAAGTAGTTACTTGTTAACCATTCCTTATCAAACCATACAGTGTAGCGAGTTGCTAACTTATCGTTTACTTGTATGTCATTATAGTATATATTTTGTAAAGATGATGCTTGTGAGTTATTCATCTGATATGTGGAAATATCTGGGTTGAATACCTTCGATATTGTTTCATCGTAATAAGGGATGCTAGTGTCGTAACTACTTAGTATTATGTCGCGCTGGCGCTGCCACTCTAAGTAATCTGGCTTCAACCATACCTGTTTCTCAACTGGTGTATAAAGAGTCGTGTCGAGGTCGCGGTTATTTAACGCAATACTTTTAACTGTTAGTATGGTGTTTTTGCAGCCAAATCCTATGCTGCCGCCATCGCCAGTATATTCATATGGTATGTTGTTAATAACTTGATTTTTTATATTGTAACTGGTGACGTTTTCTTGTGAAGCGTCGAGGTCTAGATTCTCAATAAGTAATACCCAAGGGTCTGACTCTATTTGTTTACCAAAGTTATTATTTCCAAGACCTGTTTTTATATCCTTTGACATCTGCGTTTCCGATGTCAGACGCCTCAACCAAGCAGAAACTAACGAACCTGTTACTGAAACTTTCAATTCATATATTTGAGAGAAATCGAATTTAAATGGTTCATTAGAATTAACATCGAATATAATTTTATCAAATATCTTATTATCACGGTCCATCGTAAGATTGATTTTCTGTTGTATGATAGACCCGTCAGTATTTTTTATTACCTTCGACACACTAAATGTACTATCCTTGGCTCGTATGGTTGCTTTATAGTATTGTGTGATAGCGAACTTCTCTTTTGGATCAAGTTTAACCCCACGGAAAATAACATGTATTTGATTGTCTGGAACAATTATGTTATAAGTCAATTGGTGTGGTTGATCGAATACGAAGGTTGTGGACGTATCAAAATCCTTGACCGGTTCGTTATTGGTAACTATAGATGATTCGACTGGATTTTCATTGGCAACTAGGTATGAGATTGACATTCTCTCCCCATTTTCAAGAAGGTGGTTCATTTCCATGAAGTTTTCTACTTGAATGTATGGGTAGTATTGAAAATACTGTTCAATAGGCATAGCCGATATATCGACTAATATTGGCGATCCAGATGGCATCGTTGTACGCCAATCTACTAAATATGGGTTTATATCGCTATTTTCGACAAGGTTTTCAATATTGGAACCGTTGTTCAGTCTTACGTCACGAATCAGGAATTCATGTATATACTTAATCTTGTTTGTTTCTTCGACGTTGGGAGCCACGCAGCCACTTGATGTAACGATTGTTGATGTGGTGATGATACGGTCATCAAACACTATTCTATGTTGTTCCGATTCAAGGTCCAATGCCTGCCATGGTGTTGTAACGTAAAGTGACCCTACGAGTTGGCTTATCTCATTTGGTGTCATCCACATTTCCACTGGTGTATAAAAATCATCGGTTCCGTAGCGAACTTCTTTTACATAACGTGGTAGTTCGTAGATGTCCCAATCTGGGTGCTTTCTGTTGATTACTGGCGCTTGTGTAAATACAGATGCGTCTTGTTCGTATTTTTGCACCTTATAGTACGAATCTATCGTCACACATCCATCTTTCTTTATTAAATGACCAAGGTCATTAACGTTTCCAATGACCTTGACATTATCCCATATGAGTTTCAGGTTATTGTCATCAAATTCAGCAGATGAAAATGTCTCATTTGTGACTCCCTTGGAAGTCTTACCGAAGTTCAGTGTCCATAAGTCAATGGCTGTGCCATCTATTGAAAAGAACTTAAGAAACTTAACAATATCATCCGGTGTGCCTTTCTTTTTGAATAAATCTGCGGATTTTCCAATAAACTGACGGAAGCTATTAATTTCATCTGTTGACGCTACACCAGCGGCTATACGGTCGATAATATCGTAATTGTTCATATCACCTTGTTCTAACGTGTAACCGACCTTACGGTAGTATGCGTCGTGTCCAAGTGTCTGCGCGAGAAGTTCGAAATAGTCTGGGCTTATATGGTTGGCATCTACAAGATCATAAACACCAGCTATCTTGGCATGTATCTTGTCAAAGAACTTACCTGCCACGTGGAATAAAGCGTCCATCTGGGGGTTCTTGATAACATCCCATGTTGGGTAGTTATCCATAAAGAACTTATAAAAGCGGCTTTGAACAGTTATCTCTTTGGTTACTGTATGTTTGAAGTAAAATGTTTGACCGGCTTCGATGAAGCTTTCTGACCACACAGAGAGTTGTATTTGTATGGTTCCAGGCTCTTTAAACTTATGCGACACGTTCGAATCGTAATAGTAATTACCATCTGCAAAAAACCACTTGATCTTTGTTATTTTTGTGACGGTGTAATCAGTTACATTAATGGTTGACTTATCAATTCCATCAGTAGTGAGACTTTCCGAATCAACAACAGCACCTATCTGACTATTGTCAGAAAAGTCCATCTGTTCGTTTGCGAAAGCGCCGTTACCTGTTACTAAAAAGTCTGCTGCGAACATTAATTAGCCCTTTGTATGATTATATCACCAAGCTTTGGGAACTCATAGGTATTCAATTGAATATCCAATGAGTAGTTCCACTCGGTTGTCCCTGTTGTATATGTTGTACTGAATAGTGGCTGAAATATTTTAACAAGTGACGGGTCGCGCCGAATAAGTTCCATAAGTTTGTTACGTTGCAATACCGATGCATCTGCACCAGCACCACGGATGTCAACTGTATAGTCACTAGCGTTGAACCTATTACCTGGGTCTTTGTTCATCATTACTTCAACTTCAGTTACTCCTTGTACTTTGACAGCAGACACCATATCTGAGTGTGGTATACGGTCACCAAGTTCATGATTCGAATAGTCAAAGTAATCAATAATATTTTTCTTCATTTCAGTTTCGATTGTTGAAGAGTTAGCTGTTCGTTCCTTGCTATATCTTACAAGTATGTCAATTGGAACCCATGTAGCAGGAAGAATTTCATGCTTCTTTCCAATCATCTTTAATGTTGCGCCGTCGAGCTTATCTACAATAACATCTCTTAGGTTTTTAGGTATTATGTTACTACCGTCACGGTTAAGACCTATTATAAAAACGTTATTGAACCAATATTTTTCTGCCTCAGATGGTGGAATTATATTTGATGTAACTAACTCGTCATAATTCAGAACACGACACTTGATGATGTAATCTGAATACACCTGTAATACGTACTTTGCTAAATCTGTTGCTGCAACGTTGCGATTTTGCCTGACAAACGAGTTTGCGATGCCTGTGCGTAGTTCATCAACAGTCTCGACGCCATTTCCTCCCATCGCTAGTTGGTTTTGTATTATTGTAAGGTCGTTACCAGAAATTCTTGTATTTTCGGAGTCAATCAGTGTAGTAGCTGGTGAGTTCCCTTGAAAGTATACTTGTGATTTCAAACCAATTACCGATACAAGGGAGCGTTCGAATTCTATATCTGTCTTATCATTACCCAACACATACTGTGAAATTATTACTTGTGGAGATATAACGTTTTTACCAATATTACCTTCCGCCCCTACGGAATCAAGCCCAAGTATGAACATTTCCTTACCATTGACGGATGCTCCCCAGTTTATATCGTCTCCAAATTCAATCTTAGTAAGTTTATCGTGGTTTACACTTACGCGGAATACTTTTCTTCCAACATCATCTGACTCATCATATCCTGTACCAACACGATTCCATTCATCCCACTTACCCTCTTGATTCTTTACAAACACACGAATAGAATTTGTTGATATGTTTTCGTTATTGACGATGAATGAAAGGCTTTTTTCATAGACCTTGGTTGGATCAATGTTTACATCCAAAAAGTTATTCGTATTATCTATGATGTTGTTTACGTTTATATACGTAAAGCCGACGCTTCCTTGCATGAGGCTACGAATATTGAATGTTTCTGGTGCGTCTACGAAACGGAAACCTGGAATTTCTCTGGATACTACTGTGCGACCAGAGAAGTCAACCTCGCCGTGTCTCTGAAACTGGTACGCCGAAGTTCCGTCTACATACCAGTCAACCATGACATCGACATTAATTCCTGGCTCGCGTTGTATTGTAAACTTACCAGCCGATTTATTGGTATACCAGATTGAAACGTTTTTATTAGGGACTAGTTGAATAGCATATTGATCGTCTATGAATGGTATGTCAAGTTCTACGTCTACTGTATCGCTTTCTACTGGAATGACTGTTTTATTTGATTGGCGGTACGTACTTTCAACGTCGTATGGTGTAGACTGATCATCGAAAAAGTTATACACCGACCAACTGACTTTACCTTCAAAGTCCTTCTCTGTTTTTATATCAAACCCATCTGGTGTAAGGTTATCATACCATACCTCAACATTATCATTTGGAGTAAGTTGTATCATGTAATTTGATTTCCAACCATCTGGAGTCATTACGGGCGAAAGAGGTTTGTTAAACTTCACAGGTATAGTTTTTGTCTTATTTTGAACTATCTGTGTCGCTACCCAGTCTACATACCCTTCGAATTCTGTATCTGGTTCTACGTACAGCTTAAAACCACCTTCGAATTCGTCGGCTATCCATTTACGAATATTGGCATCAGTAGAAAGTTGTACTTGATATTGGGCACTGGTTTCGCTTGAACCAGGAATAAACACGTTATTAAAAAGAACTTGTTGTACAGTTGTTCCTTGTGAGAAAAACACGCGACCAGCCTTTTGGTGTGTGGTTTGATATGTTATTTTTTCTGTTACTTGCAAGTTTCCGTATTTTGCACCAGGACCAGTTTGAAGGCTTTTTGTATTTGACTCTTGATCGGTATTCCGTGTATATATGCGAGCAACAGTGACTTGGTTGCTGACTGGCTCTTTGGTTGTTACGTCAAGAGTAGCTAAATATCCAATTTCTTGTTTAGTTGGATCATTAATTGTTAATATGACGTTATAAAAATCCACGTTGCTATCAAAGAAATTTTCTTTAAACTTCGGAGTGCTTATAACACCAGATGTAAACGTATAGTAGTTACCATTAATAAGTACAGTAAATGGTGAACTTGAGCCGCTACTATTAATCACAAGGTTTATCTGCTCAACAGCCTGTCCTTTGCCGGGAATTGTCGAGTATGTTACATCGACACTAGAAAGGTTTTCCAAACCAACCTTTCCGATGTAAAAACGCTTATCCGTCGATAGTTCGCTAATAGATAACGTATATGTTTGTTGAACTGGATCATTTACTGTGAGTATTACCTTTCCAATGATGTCATCGACACGATCATTAAGAATACCGGAGTCGGTCACAATTTCAAGGTTTGGAGTATATGTGCTTGAATCAAACTTCATCAGCACTGGGTATTCTACATTTTCTACAAGGTTAGTAACATAAGGTAAGCAAGAGATTGTTTTTATAAATGACTGACCTACGCTGGAAGAATCACCTGGATCTTCAAGTGGGTAGTTTGTTGTATCAAACTTACGGTAATTATCTGGGGGGTTTCTTTCTATTATACTAAGAGGTTTGTTTAGACTCAATGGTAACTCTAGGAAAATTGGATTTACTATAGCTGGACCACCTGATATTTCCTCTTGAAAGAATGACAACGGGGCTGTGATTGGAAGATTATATCCTTTATACTTGATGTCAGATTGCCCAAGGTTCTTAATTCCCATACCCTTAACGATGTATACGAAAGGAAGGGGATTTGTAAATATGAAATTTTTATCTGTGGTTGTTTTCTTCGATGATGGGAATATTGAATAAGCTGGGAATTCTATGTATTCCCCTCGCTTACCGTATACGTATTCGGGGGTTAATGAACCAATAACATCAACAGTAGAAGATACTACTCCACGTGCGTCATAATGAAGCAACTGTCCTATCTTATTAAGGTTATTGTAGCGTTTTGCGGTTGGGAGAAATACTTCGTTAGCTGCTGAGTTGATATAATATCCGTTCAAAGCACCGACATATGCTATTTCATCAGTAATAACATTAACATTTGAACCTTTGATGTTTATATCTTTATATACATCGGTTTCGCTAACCTGTTTAATAAGATCAGACTTCATGGAATCGAAGTCGTAGTTAATGTAATTAATAGTTCTGGTCTGATCGGTCATTTCATATCCTTAGAGTTTTTGTAGTACAGCCTGGAATTTACCAAATGTTTCCGTATTTACAAAATGGTAGTTTACAGTTATTGTATATTGAAGAAAATCGTAGTTAAAATCCTTATCTATGGAGTCAATGACAACGCGAGGCTCATATTGTATAAAGTTTCTAAAAATATCGTCTGTAATCTTATTTGCTGTCTCAGAATCAAACATGTCAAAAAGGTACATATTAAAATTACATCCAAAGTCTGGATCCATTAGACGTGAACCTTTGTTTGTGTTCAAAATGTTAAAAAGTGATTGGTTGATAGCTGCTTGATCATAAACCTGAGAAAAATCACCTTCGTTATTCAAAACGGGTGCAAAAGCAAGATCAGAGTATATTTTAGCATTTGCCATCGTAGAACCCCGCAAGAGACTTTCTCTTGTTATTTATAATATTTTACCAGACTTGCGCCCTGATTTTAAAACTATCAACCAGAATTAGGTTGATTTTCTATAAAGTTCTTCTCCGTACCACTTTTAGCGAACTGTTTTGGTGTGACGACACTTTCTGCGTCACTTGTCGGAGGTGTTACTTGGGGTGGCGGCTGAGAAGATGCACTGCCTAGCATAACCGCCCCACCTACATTTACGACCGTTCCTGCTAAATCAATTACCGAAGCAGTCTGTTGAAGCCCCGCACCAGCATTTATTCTAGTTACGGCATCACTGGAGATACTATACATTGCCTTTGCTTTACCAACATATGTTGTACTTAACATTGTTTGTTGTAATGCTGCCTCAAATATTTGACTTGTGGTGGCTTTTATGTGGAGGTCCAATGACTTGAACTTAGCAGCCATCTTAACTGCTACGTCGTAGACTCCCTTTACACCAAGATCATAGTTCCCATCAACCTTACCAAGCATATTACCTTCTGCGTGATATTGAATAGCACCCTTAGCATGAATGTTTATATTCTTTCCCGCGTCAATATTGATTGTCGAGTCAGATATAAGATCGATATCTTTACCAGCACGAATACCAACATTACCTTTTACATTTATCTGGGCGTCCCCGTCTACTTGTATATAGTGGCTCTTCTTAACATATATGTCAAAATCTCCTCCTATATGAAGCTCAAAATTATTAGCTACTGCTTGCTCTAAGTCATTTGCTTTACCATCTGTGTGACCAACAACTACTTTACGTTGTCCTTTATCATCGGTGTACTCCATGTACCCTTTATGTATTATATAAGTTCTTTCATGATCATGTTCGTTTACCACAATGTATGTTACGCCACCAGGACTTGTCCAACTGGACATGTTATAATTTTTTACATCACTAATTGGCTGAACGACAAGCTTAGGTTTTTTTATAGTAGTTTCTACTTTGGCTTCAGATGAACAACTTGCTCCTTTATATGACTTTGTATCGGGGATGAAAATGTTTTTAATATTCGATATGTCTGATGTTTTTAATTTTATGTCCTTTTCAAGTTTCTTCTTTTGCTCTTCCCAGTCCTTGCCTTTAACGGCAGAACCCCAATATTGTGGGCGACCATGGTAATTACAATCAAAAAATACCCAAACCTGTGTTCCTTTGCGGGGGACTACAAAGAATCCTCCACTTCCTTCCTTTAACATAACCGAATCTTGAAATTTTTCGGTGAATCCTTCTGTATCTCTTTTTGGAGGGGTAAATTTATCCCCGGCAGAAGAATATCTATCGGAATCTTTTTCTTTTTTACATTTTAGATTTTGTCCACCAGAAAAATAAATGGATAATGCTGGCTCAGCCCATGGTAAATGATTTACTGGAGTTAAATCTGTATCAAGAGAATGTATGCCTATGACACGAACTCGTACTCTACCGAGGTCTAAAGGATCTTCATTATCCTCTACGATTGCTCGGTAGTTTCCTGGGAATTCAAACTTATTTGTATCTGGTAGCTGATCCATAAGTTAGTAAAAGAGAACGAACCAGACATCCTTTCCATCGGCTTCGCCAGGAATAACCTGCAATCCACGGAATACCCAGCGTTCAGCCTTTACTGTTTCGAAAAGCTTCTTATAAGCTTCTGGCGTTGCGTCAATAGAAATTGTCTCGCCAATCTTAACATTGGGTGGTTGTTGCGGAGGTGGCTGCGGCTGAACCCGCTGTGGAATACCTGGGGTTCCTGGTGCAGCCACCTTCGCGGTAGGAACTGGTGCTGTCTGCTTCAATTTTTCAAAAGTCTCGTTAAATGTATTTATAAGTTCACGGGTCTTATCTTCGTTCCTATTAGTCCAATCGACAATGGCTCCTTTACAGGAACAGTTTGGGTTGGTAAAGAAAGAATAAATCTTATCAACAATATCTTCGGCAACTGTGCCGAATTTATTTCTAAATGCTTTGTCCTCGCGGGTAGCGCGAAGAATAAGAGCTGTCTCTTCTGGGGTAAATGGCATAGATTGAATCTCCTTAATCTTCTGTTAAAATGTTGTTCTTAAATAGTATACCACATATGGCGTAATTTATAACACCAGCAGCAGCGTTAGAAGCTATGAATGGTAATAATCCGATAAATGGGTTAAAAAATAAACTTACAAATACGCCTACCCAAAATGAAGCACATACTGCACATAATAAAGCATCGCGTATCAATGGTATATTTAGAACAACCTTGCGCCTGATGTACCCACAAATTTTTGAATTGCTCCAAAGTTGAGATACGCTTATAGCTATTAATAGAAATAAAAGTAAATTGATAAGAACCATAAACTATTATAACAAGAAAGCCTCCTTTTTTAGAGGAGGCTTTCAAGTTCACTAAATCGTTTTCGATCAGGCGCGGACAGCTACCCCGCCATAGCGGTTAGCGACACGGATCGCAACATCCTTTGGAAGCTTGGTCGCGGCTGCGCGATTCTTCTCCCATCGAAAGTTGTATCCAGGGATGCGATTAGCACGTTCGGTGAGATAAGCTCCTCCGGTCGTGCGGGCGTATACGATATAAGCGTTTCTACTACGCATAGTTTTGTCTCCTTGAACTCTTTGTTTATTAAGTTCTTATATATTCATTATATTAGGCATCATTAAAGAGTCAATACCCTATTTAACAGTCGCCTTTCCCGTCACAATCCTTCGACTTATAATAGTCGCAATACTTACACAAAGGTCCGGTTTTCTTGCGCCATTTCTCAATATCTTCTGTACCCAGTCGATCATACGCAGCTATCAATGCTTCAATACGCGAGATAGCAGACATTACATCATCCTTTTCAATCGTATACTTAGATACATATAGAAGCTCATCCTTCTGATCTGCACAAAGGTATACGATTTCGGCATCTAAACTTTCCACTTGCACTAAATCTATAATTTCTAATAGAAACTTATAGAATGAAAGCTGAAACGAGTGATCTTTTTCGGCTTTCGAAGTTTTCCAGTCGATGACTTTAATCTTGTTTCCACGGGCATGAATTACGTCTATTTTACCAGTAAGAAAAAATTTTCCCCTATAATGGAACTCTACTTTACGTTCTCTATCAACTACATCGTCTCTTTTGAAGTTCTGACTGCAATAGATAAACAGGTTCTTAATAGCCGGAATAAGCTTAAGTCGATACTTCTCAGTCAACTCGTAAAATTTAAGTTTTTCGGAAACTAGTTCCTTGAATTCTTTTAATGTACAACCGTCTTTGAAGTTTTCGGCAATATCATGAACAAGATTACCAAATTCGGTAAACTCTGGTTCCTCTACCTCTGGATAAAGTTTCTTTATATATCTAAAAAACCATCTGCGAGGGCATTGTTCGTAAGTGGAAACACTTGACGGACTTAGCTTTATATGTTTGGTTTTGTCGTAGGTGAGTGTTGGGTCGTTTGATAGTTGCATCTTAATAGTCTATTATATAGACTGCGATACCATAATCAAGCAAATCTATAAAATCTTCACAAAATAAATTTGAGCGCATGATAATAGTGTCTCTCTCAAAGCTTCCAACTTCGTCATATTTATCGTCTTTTACGGGGAAAAAAGTTGTCCCTGAGATAACGCTTATCTTTTTAGCGACCTTAACGGGGTCTTGGTCAACTTGAAAGAACCCGACTGTATTATCATCGTCGCTAAAATAATGAATCATTGTTAGTTGTCCTTTTCGTTCTATTTATTAACTAATTATATCATTCAATATGTTATTTTCTTCTTTAAATCTTACATCTTCGTCAAGAACAAACCATCCACTCCAAAATCCATCAGGACTTGTACAGAAAATACCTTGTTTTCCGCTAGGGGTGATGTTCAGTGGTCTACCAAAATCATCGTACTCAATAAGAATCATCCTGTTGCCGTAGTGGGCTAATATAGCGATTACTCGCGCATTTAGCCCAACTAAAGCAACAGG